TGCGAGTGCTTGGGTGACTTGCTACCACTACCCAATTCGGCAATGCCCTGCCGAAGTATATTCTCAGCTGCAAAGAGGTCTCTAGGATGAACAGCACCACAACTAGGACAAGTCCAAATCCCATCACCCAATGACAGCCTATCATTCTTATAACCACAGGTGCAAAGGCGGCTCGATGGAAAGAAGCGGTCTATCTTATGAACCTGAACGCCATACTTCTTCGCAACGTGCTCCAACTTCACAACGAAATCACCATGAGCCAAGTCAGACATCTTTCGTCCCCAATTACGCTTCATTCCCTCCAAGTTCAAATCCTCCAAGCAAATCAAGTCATAACGCTTGCACAACTCATGCGCTAACTTCCATTGGAAATCGGAACGCTTGTTCACAATATCCCGATACAATCGCTCCAATTCCATCTTCTTGCGCTTGCGGTTGTTGCTGCCCTTCTTACACTTCGAGAGGTTGCGAGACCTGCGCCTAAGCTCCTGTAAGTCAGCTTTAAGGAACTGGGGATTGTCAATCTCACGCCCATCACTCAAAGTCATGTACTTCTTCAAACCAAAGTCGATGCCCACGGATGCACCATTGCGTGACTTTCCGTAAGGCTCGGCTTGCTTGTCCAAGCAAAGGACAATGAAGTATTCGCCCAGCTTGTTGCGCTTGACAGTTACCCTCTTTACCTTGCCAACGTAGGGACGGCTCAAAGAGAATTTGAAAGACTTCTTTATCTTGTTTATCGTCAACACGTTTCCACTGAAGGAATAGCCATTATCCATAAAGACGAACGAACTAAATTCAACCATCTTTTTGAACTTAGGTGGACGCTTTGCATCATGTTTAAGGAAACGCTTGTAAGTTACATCTAATCTATCCAAGATTTCCCTCACGGTATGACTATTAAGCAAAGCTGGCTTATATCGCTTAGAGAAATGCTTAAACATCGTAAATTTTGGAATGTACTTGCGGTACAGCTTATAGTACCTCTTCTGCAAGGCTAGCGCATGATTCCAAACATAGCAAGCCTCTCGGAGCATCTTATCCAAATGCTTCGTCTTCTTTGTCCTATATAGCTTGTACTTGTATGAAATCATATCCCTTAATTTTAAACACTTTAAGCAATTCTGCTCTTATTTTTTTCTATTTATCTTTATGCAGGAATACATCCATGATTGATGTTTCCTTAAGGCTTGTAATATTGTAATCAATCATAGTCTTACCCATAATCTCATCTACATTCTTACGAGCCTTCTCAATGGTATCACCCTGCACAAGATAACGAACCTTGGTCTTCCTCTCCTTGCCAGATTTTTCGTCAATAGTAATCATGTTAATACTGCAATCGTAGTATTTATCCTCACTATCTATCTCTGAAAGGAACAACTCAGAGAAACCTGCTTTCTTCATAGTGACAATCTCCATATCACCATTTGTGTATACCGCCATTTCTTCTGTAGTCTTAGCCTCGCATTCTGACCATGACAAGGCATCTACAACATATTGCTCTGTAGTTTTAGCGTTCGTTCCGTCTTCTAGAGTTTTCTCATAACGAACACCTACGATAAAATACTTTCCTGTTAATGATTTCATATTCTTTCTTTTTATGTTAGAGAATGTGGTATCGGTGAGGCTTGAACTCACGACCTAATGTTTAGGAAACATTTGCTCTATCCAACTGAGCTACGACACCAAGCATCCTATAAAAACTCTTTATTTAATTCTGCTTGCCTCTCCACCTGCGTCTGCCATACCATATAAGCATGGTCTTGTGGAGTCGGTATGTATAATCCTCTTTCCATAGAGCAATGATGAAGCCATCGGTCTATACATAAAGACATTTCTTCTTTGTCAAGGTCTGGTATGTGCCTCCAATATTGGAAGGTCTTGCCTTGCTTATTCTCACGCTCCCTAAGAAAAACATCCTTATTTACACGTTTGAACTCTTGTTCGATATAGTCCTTAGTATATCCTTCTTCAATAGCTACGTAAGTGATTGTTACCCACAGATAAGCATTCTGCTGGATTGTCCTAGATTGTTGTCTCTCTTTAAGGTCAACAACAAAGAACTTCTCATTATAATAATCACTTTGTAGTTTCTTGGCTTTGGTTATCATAGCCTTGGTTCGTTCCTCGAACTTTTCAAGCTCGACCGGATTCAACATATTATATACCATCTTTTTTTAATGAAAGGTGGAGAAAATTAATTCTCCACCATAATAAGTTTAAAATGGCGCATCAGATGTGTTAGTACCACTCGGCTGCGCTGGTGGAATTGGTGCTGAACCTGCGGCTGGAGATTGTGGTGGAAAAGGATTATTAGCAGCAGCTTGCATGCCACCTTGTGGCGCATTGTTCTGTGCTTCAATCTTTTGCATCTTGTAGCCACGAACAGATGTAAACCAGTCTGTTGTGCCATCCTTCTTTGTTCCTTGATATGATTCAACGTCAAAGAATACTTCAGCAATATCCCCGACATTAAAACCATCCGGTACATGTACATTCTTACCACTGAATTCAAAGATGATGCGCTTTTCGTAGCCACGTTCACCTGTCAAACCATCGAAACGTGTTGCATCAAGCATCAAACGTCTCTTTTCAAATGGTTCTTTACCTTGTCTCTGAATAGATTGAATGCCTTCGATAGCAACAATCTTACCTTTATAACTATTAGACATAACTTAAAATATTTAATAAAACAATAAATTATCAAACTCTTTTCAAGGTCAAACTAGGCTTTACCTTAGTTACCTTTTTATACTTTTTCAATAGATGGTTGTAAGCTTCTTCGTCATCCGCATCAAAAGCCTTCGTGTCTAACGTAACCCTCTCAGAAGCAGACTTCAATGAATAAGTGTAAATTGAAGTTTTATAAGACGTTAGGTTGTCATTTGACATACCATCAAAGATAGCTGCCTTCAACTCCTTTTCCTGTTCTTGCAATTTAGCAATGCGCTCTTGAACGTCCATGAGTGCGATTTCGTTATCTATAATGTAATAAGGTGTTTTTGTATCATCATTATACAAACGACCTTCTTTCTCGCATCGGAACAATTCTTTAACATCACTCGCTGGTCTTGGCTTGCCTAATGGGATGAGTTTACAGATTGTTCCACGCTTCTCGTCATCACGCAACCACATACAACATATACGTGTAACCTTCAGATGAGGATTCAATGTTTCGAAACCGAACTTATACATCGAGTTCTGCCAACGCACATACTCCTTATTAACGGAATAAGTACCCTTAATATCCCAAATCTCAACCTCATCGTCCGGTGCATCATCCTTGTGCATCACCAAGTCGATTGCACTTGCATGGTCTTCTCCGATTCGAAGGACATATTCGCTACCTATAATCTCATATCCACTCTTCTTGATATAAGCGACAAAATCCTTGACACTCTCTGAGGCTGGCTCAATACCCAATGAAGCAAACAACTCTACCTGCTCATGGATAATAGTGCCTTTTTCGGCAGCTTTCTTCAATACCTCTTCGCTTACGTTAGAGTACATATTGGGAAATACATACTGATGAAGCATACCTGTAATGCCACTTAATTCACGACCATCATAAAAGTATTGATGTGTGGAGTCCTCATAAAGAACTCCACTGTTATTCAATTGTATCATACTAATCTTGATTTAAATTGTGTCAACTTAGCTAAGAACTCTGCATTCTTTTGATATTCGGGATAAGCATCATAAACTGCTTTTAAATCCTTCTTGCTCTGTGCGAGTTCCATCTTTCGTAATGCACATTTGCGTTTAAACTCTTCGGACTTCTGAAGGTCTGGGAATCCGTTCCAAACACTATCTACGTCCTCCCAAATTTGAGCTTGTTGCAATTGTGGATAAGCATATTGTTTTTGCTCATTAAGATTTTCGTCTTTTTCTTCCTCGCTCTTTGGGGCTGGTTCAGAGTAACCATATACTTCTTTCTGCTCATTCATCCATTCAAGAACTTCTTGTTCTGTCATGCCGCAATACCAACGCACAATGTTATTCTCATCTTGAATAATAAGTTTGGCAATACATCTGTTTGTATAACCTACATATCCAACATGGAAAATTGTCTTCAACTTTCCGCTTTGAGAATATTCGGTGTTTCGGTTGAGGTTGATGAATATCTTCTTGGGAGCAGTATACAATTCTCGACCGATACCTAAACAAGAGCATGCACGCTTGAAAGAGTCGCTAGCTTGGCCTTTAACGGCTTCGGTGTTACTTGGCGTACCAACATCTTGCTTATCTATCCAACCGATACCTTCTTTATAAACGGAAACCGTACAAAAGAGGTTCTGACCAATAAGCTCATGCTTACGTTTCCAACCATAGATGCCGAACTTCTCATCTAATCGTCTCATATCACATCTTGCGTCCTTGTAAAGCAACAAGGAACACCAGTCCGGTGACTTCTGATTACCACCTTGACCGACACGGACTTCTATCTCATCCGCATCAAGGAGGCGAAACTCATAATCCTTAATTTCTTCGCTCTGCCCTTCTACAGGCTTCGCTGCCTTATTCTCTGCCATAGTCGTATATTTTAAATAATCATTTTCTTTATCTGACAAGAAACAACAAGTTCATTGATTTCTTTGAGAGAATAATATCTAGGTGAGTTCTTACTATCACCTACATATTCTTTCATTAACCTATTCTTGACCCATTTGTCAATCATCTGCTTTTCGAATCCTTTTGATGCGAGATAGCATTCGGCATCCTTTCTGCGTATCCTGTCGGAACGCAACCCCATTTCAAATTGGGCATCCATCCGTCCCGCTTGAAATGCGACTGATACTAATTGCTTAATCTCGCTTAATGACATATTCTTTCTACAGTTTTTATGGTGTGTCTCACCTTTTTATGTAATATTACAAAAAATATATTAAATTTCTTGCAAGTTACGATATATTTATGTATATTTGCAACATATTTAATGTTTTCGAGTGCAAAGATAAGAAAAGTATTGCAAACATGCAAATAAAATAGTGCTTAAATATACTATATTAACCTTTATTATCTTTAAGCTCTAAATGTTTACATAAATTAAGTTACACATGCGCTTACTGCGTATTAAATTTTAGGTTATGAATAGTGCATACGAAAGACTGAAGGCTGTAATCATTGCTTTGGGTTACACTTCAAATGAAAAATTCGAGGATACCGTTGGCTTAGGACATGGCTTCGTCAGCCGTATAACTAATCGTGTATCTTCCAAAAGCTTGCAAGCTATAACGAGAAAATTTCCGCAGGTAAATCCAAGTTATATTAGGACGGGAATGGGGAAATGTTCATCTCTTCACCTATAAAGGTAAGCGAAAACGAAAACGCAAAGACTAGACTGCGTGAGTATCTTAAATATAAAGGAATTACCAAACGAGAATTTTGCGACAAAGCTGACGTGGCCTCTAACTTTCCTATCATAGGGAAGAATGGTGTATTCACGGCAAGAGTATCTTATAGAGTGAATTCTAAATTCCCAGATCTTAATATGGATTGGCTAGCTAATGGAGCTGGCGAAATGTTGCAGCCGGAGGCTAATATTGAGAAATTCAACAACTACAAAAGCAGAATAGCGCCATTCTGTACAGAGATGGGAATTAGTACTACATTCTTCTTGCGGAAATGTAAGAGCTATACCAGTGCAATTAGCAGATTGCCGGATATGCCTAGCGAGACTTTCTTGAAGAATATCTCTTTGGCTTACCCTCAGCTAAATCTGAATTGGCTTAAGACCGGAGAAGGAAAGATGTTTAACGATGACATCAAATCGAATATCAATTCAAGCGTCAGCTTTGTTCCTCTTGTTCCACAGATGGCTTATGCTGGTTATCTCAGCGGATATGCAGATGATGTATATATATCATCGCTCCCAACAATCCCTATTGTAAAGGAAGATAAAGAAAAGTACGTAGCATTCGAGGTAAGCGGTGATTCTATGGATGATGGCTCGTCTAGAGCTTATCAGAATGGAGACATCGTTATATGTAAAGTCTGCCCTGACTACATGGTAAAGAGCAATGGACTTCATATAGACGGAAAGGAATATATCATAGTTCATAAAGAAGGTATTCTGTTGAAGCGTATCATTGACTTGGATATGAATAATGGAAAGCTTATATTGCGTTCCTTTAATCCTACTTATCGTGATTTAGAGTTGGATTTAGCAGATGTGAAGCAGCTCTTAGTTGTGGAATATCAGCAGAAAAGGAAATGATAATGTAAAGTATATTTGTATGTTCTGTGGAGTAGGCTTGCATAAAATGTCGCAAAATTGCCGCAAAATGATTATTCGCCTATAGCGTAAGTTGCTATTGTTTAGGCATTTTATTGGTGTTCCGTATAACAGCCTTCTAAGCTGTGGGTCTTGGGTTCGAACCCCAACGGAATCACTATAAATATAAACAAGAAATGGTGAAATAATCGTATAGGTTGTTTCACCATTTTTCTTTATAAATGGCTATAAAATAGGCGTTTATGGACGTATAATGAACTTTTGCTTATGAAACAGAAACGATTTATTAGAAGATTTTAATATTCCACAAGTAGGCTCTGAGTACTACAAGTAAAGTGTAAAATTGCCGCAAAATTGCCGCATTTTCCGCAAAATTGCCGCAAAATATTGTAAATTTAAAGGAAAAATATTATGGCTACAATAACATACGAGCTTGGAAAACCAAAGCAAGACAAAACAAGAAAGGTGTCTATTGTTCTTTCTCATAAGGGACAGAGAAAAAGATTTCCTACCAATATAGTTGTTTCCGACTCAGACTTGTCTAGAGCCGGAAAGATTTCTTCACGTAAGATATTGAAGACGATTGAAGATAAAATGAATGTTATGAAGGATGCACTCTATGACTTAGAGGTAGACTTGCTAGGTAAAGATGTGGATATTGATTGGATATGTGAGCATTTGATTGATATAGGCAACAAGACAGAGGATTTAGACTTCTTTTCCTTTACCGAAGAGTGGGTTGAGAAATCCGACAATAAGGGAAAGAAGAATTATCTGATTATGCTCAATTCCCTTGCACGTTATAATGGTTGCCGTAAGCTGCCGTTTTCTCTCATAGACTACAGATTCCTTAACGGATATAAGAAATTCCTAGATGGTCATCCTAGGGCGCAATCCTTATACTTGGGCAATATGCGGCATATCTTCAATGAAGCTATCAAAGAATATAATACGAATGGAAATGATATTATCAGAAGTAATCCTTTTGATAAATTCTCCGTTCCGAGGGATATTCCGCAGACAAAAGATAGGATAATCAGTGAAGAGAACCTTGTAAGAGTATTTAATTTCAAGGGGACTAGACGTGTAGGTATGGCAAGGGATTGTTATGTACTCTCGTTCTTTCTGATGGGAATGAATTCTGTTGATATATATGAATGTGTCAGCTATAATAAGGGTGTACTCGCCTACGATAGAGCTAAAACTAGAGATAGGAGAAACGATAATGCCCACATAGAAATTGTCGTACCTGACATCATCAAACCTTTGTTCCGAAAATATAAGGGAACAACAAGGGTCTTTGATTTCTATCAGAAATATAGCAATGCAGCCAATTTCAATAAGCATATAAATAAGGGATTGCATTTCATAGCTGACGAATTGGGCATTCCTCGTTTCGATTTCTACTCAGCCCGTCATACTTGGGCATCTATAGCAAGAAATAAACTAGGTATTGATAAGTATACCATTCACGAAGCACTCAATCACGTTTCGCAGTTAGATGTTACTGATATTTATATTCAAAAGGACTTTACGAATATCAATAAGGCAAACGAAAAGGTTGTTGAATATGTAACGGAATTGATAAAAAAGACGAAGAACGATGCTTGATTCTTTAGAGAGAGGGGAAATATTAATCTTCCCCCTCTTTTTTCTTGTCGTTATCCTTATCCTTTTTGTCCATTTTTGCACCTGTAGCTTTCATAATAGCCTTCAGAGCATCTTCGAAGTTCAAGGAGTCCTTACCGCCATTAGGGTGTTTTTCCCACCAGTCAGGGTCAACCCAACGCATAGCCTTGTCATACCAAGTTTGGTCGACGGATGTTTTCTTGCCATCTTGACTGATTAACAGATACCCACCTTGCCCATCGCTAGCAATTCGCTGAACTTGTTCAAGGTTGACCCACGTCTTTTGTTTTTCGCTATATACCCACATAATTATATGATTTAAATTATTTTTATTCCTATTGTGCAAAAGTACAGCGAAGTCTTAAAAATACCAAATAAAACCTATTTGTATGTTTCAAGTTTGACCAAATGTGAGTTATTTTGTGTACCTTTGCAGAAAATTCTTAAAATATGATACAAAGATTTACGGAAATGTACTACGATGATGCGGTGCGCTTCGCTCAGTACATACAAGCTACTGAAGGTGGCGAAATAGAACTTGTAAAAGAAGATGCCGATGGTTTTCCTCTTCCCCCTAAGCATAAGATATTTGGTAACATGGTTAATTGTCTGAAGGTAAGGAACTTTGAAATTGCTTATTTAGAGCAAAGAAGAAACCCCGATGATGACAAGAAACATCGTAATCGAAATCTCTATCGCTATATAATGGGGCAGAAGATTAAAGAGGTTAGAGAACTTAGTGGTATAACATTGGAGGAGCTGGCAGAAAAGTCCGGTTATAAGCCCAACAACATTCGTAATATTGAGATGGGGCGTTTTAATGCCGATATTGATACGTTATGTAATATTGTTGAGGCTATGGATGCCCATTTTGAGGTGATGAAGGATTAAAAGTTCTTTCGATATATGAAATATGTTTAAATACGGAAACAAAAGCATTAAAAAACTTGCAAAATTAAGGTGTTATTCTTATCTTTGCATCGTAATATAAAAAGGTGAGACACACCGAAACAACTGTATCGGATTATGAATAAAGCATATTTGATTTTCAGCAAGAACACAAGCATTCAAGAATGTTGTACTTGGTTTCGTTATCGTGACGAGGCTTTAAGATACAATAAAGAACATTTTGAGAACGTGTTTAAGGTACTGCCACATGAGTTTGATTCTTTGAAAGATGTTGACCCTTGCGAGCCGACAGAGTTCACGAAGTATTCAAGATGCGAGCATTGCTGGAGAAAGATTAAGAATGATTATCGAAAACATATAGGAGATATGAATATGAAGAAAGAAGAAAAGTTTGTCATTGATGATTCTCAGAATTACAATGATATGTTTAGCAAAAAGGAACGGATGCAAATTAATAAGGCAACAAAACCTTTAGAGAACAAGTAATTTTCACCATTTATTAAAAGTGAGTTTAATAACCCGAACGCATTTGCTTGGATGGAAGAATTATGCTATCTTTACATTGCGTTCCTTGAAATAATTAATTATGAGTAATAACAAAGAAGATTTTGATGCGCAGGTAAGTGCATTTAAAGAGAAGTATCCCGATTTCAAGCCAGCCAAACCTATTGAGGTTCTTAACTTGATTATGACAAGAAAGAATGCCAAGGAGATTCTTGAAGGCAAGAAGAAGGTTGAGTACAGAGCCTATACAGACCATTATATTGGTCGTTTGTTTGACAAGGATGTTTTGGAGTTCCTTAAAAAGCATGGTAAAGAAGAGGATGTAATTAAAGCGCAAGAGGAGGGTATTGTTGACCCATTGCGAGTAGTAAAGACAATCCACTTCCATGATTATAACAACTCGTGGTATCTTGATTGTGATGTTTTGGTAAATGATACCTGTATCGTTATGAAAGAAGATATTGATTTTCTTCACGAAAAGTATGATAGCCATGATTTGGATGAAATGTACGAAGCATTGGAGCTTAAAAAGGAAAAAGAGCGTCCTTTGTTTTTCTTCTTTGTTATTGACAAGGTAACAGAAACGACTCTAAAGTAGGTGGGCGTAAGTCCACCGAGCCTAGATAATTCCCCAAGGGGAGTAGTTTATGATTCGTGGACTTAAAACGTTACAACTATGTCAGAGGCATCAAGAGGTTATCGTTATTCTCAATGGAGAGCGGTAACAAATCGTACAACTGGTCTTAGGGCTGGTGAAAGACGTGAACGTGGCAGAAATGTTGAGTACCGAAACACTGGCGCACAAGGAACTACTTATGGTGGTGCTATGCGTACATTGGCAGCTCGTACAGCAGCAAATAATGTCACAGAACGTGTAAACCGCAGACTTAGAAGAGGTTAAAAGTTAAGAGGGGTAGAATGAATTAACTTTCATTCACCCCTTGTTTTTAAGGAGAATAATGTATGCAAGAACTAAAAAGAGCAAGAGAAATCATTGATGATGTTTCCAAGGAGACAGATAGTATATTACTTTTCCATTCTCTGAGTGGAAAGGATTCTATCGTATTGCTTGACTTATGCTACAAGAAGTTCAAGAGAGTTGTGGTAGTATTCATGTATATAGTAAAAGACTTGGAACATATTATGCGTTACTATAATTACGCTAAAACCAAGTACCCGAACATTGAGTTTGTTCAAGTTCCTCATTATGCTTTATTTTATGATATAAAAACCGGATATATGGGAATAAAACAAGACCCTAAGCAAAGACAATGGACTTTAGCTGATATAACCGAAAAACTCAGGAAGAGACTTGGTGTAGAGTGGGCTTGTTATGGATTTAAACAATCCGATTCTTTGAACAGACGGCTTATGCTTAGAAGTTATACGGATGGAAAGGAAGCTATCAATTGGAAGACGAAGAAATTCTATCCTTTATCTACATATAAAAACCAGGAAATAATGAATTATATTCTTGACCATCGTTTAAAGAACCCAGAAGCAAATGGAACGAATAAACAAAGTTCAGGAGTTGATGTTGAGGATATTGAGTATCAGAAATTTCTCAAAGAGTTTTATCCGGCAGATTTAGAGAAAATATACAAGGTATTCCCAATGGCAAGGATAGTTCTGTTGAAAGCTGATAAAAACAAGGAGGAACTGAAATGAAAAAAGGAAGTGAAACAAAGATAATCAAGAGGTCTCAAATAAACTTGAACCCTTGCAACCCGAAGGTACATACCGATGCGGACATCAAACAGCAAAAAGCCAATATTAAGAAAGTTGGTCTCATTGGAGGTATTCAATGGAATGAGACAACTGGAAATCTCATAGATGGGCATAAACGAGTGATGAGCGTTGACCTTATCCAAGGTTATGATGGTACTCTCGAAACTGATTATGACATCAAGGTAGAAGCCGTTGATTTTGACGAAAAGACCGAGAAAGAGCAATTGTTGTTTATGGCGAAGTCGCAAGACCCGATAGATTACAATTTGGTTGCCAAGAATTTCAGTATAGATGAAATAGACTTCAAGGCTGCTGGCTTCACGGAACAGGATACTGAACAAATCAAGATGTTACAAGATGATTTGGAAGCAACATTGAAGGATTCCGGCATGGATGACTTTAGTGAGGATTTCTTGAATGAACCAATAGCCTCAGTTACTACTCCAACGCCAATGACCGAATTACCCAACATTGAAAAAACATCTGAAGAGATTGTAGCCGAGCACGCAGCTAAGCCAAAAATGACAAAGGAAGAGGTCAAGGGTCAGAAACAGCATTGTACTGATGTCGGAAAGAAAAGAAAGGAAGATATTGATAACTTTATTTTCATTGACTTCGAAAGTTTTGAGCAAAAACGGCTTTTCTGTGAAATGTTGCAAATGGAAGCTACAAACTCTATGCGTATTTCAGGAAGCCAGATTTTAAGTTTGTTGTAATATGGGACGCAAGCGAGTAAAGCCTCTTGTAGTGAGGAAGAATCCCATAGATGTTGCCAATATGGTAATTGATATGGCTAGGGAACAGAGTAAGGATTGTATCGTTATGATGTCTCTTGGCAAGGACTCCATTGTTACATTGGACTTATTATATGATAAGTTTGAGCGCATAGTATGTGTATTTATGTATCTCGTAAAAGACTTAGAGCATATACAACGATGGATAAACTGGCTGAAGGCTAGATACCCGAAGATAGAGTTCGAGCAGATACCACATTGGAATACAACATACAATCTTCATTATGGAGTTTATTGCGTTCCGAATCCAAAAGTAAAGGTTCTTAATCTTTCTATGGTAGTAAAAGCCTTAAAAAAGCGTTTCGGAATAGAATACGTATTCTTTGGTATGAAGAAAGCAGACTCGATGAACCGAAGCCTTATGTTGAAGTCGTATGAGGATGAAAATTACATTCATGGTGGAAATTGTTATCCTCTTGCTGATTTTACTCAAAAGCAAATCTTGCAATATATGAAACATCGGCATCTGCCTAAGCCGATAATGTACTCCAGAGCATTGCGCTCGGAGAATGCTGAGGTTGGGAATGCGTCAGGCGGTTTGTCTTTGGACTTGGATTGTTTTGCATGGCTAAGGGATAATGCACCCGAAGACTTAGAACGTATATATAAGGTATTTCCACAAAGTAGGGTAATACTCTACAGGTATGACAACAGATAATGTTCTTTTTAATTTATATATAATAATGTATTATCTTCTTTATATGTATTGGCAGGCTTGTGAAAGTCTGCCTTTATTGTTAATGTATGCAATATAGAAACATTATAAGTAAAGAAAGGTTAAACAAATAAAGAAAAAACCATAAAACATTTGCATGTTAGAAAATTATTTCGTAACTTTGCAATGTCTTTAAGAGGTACTTGAAGATTTGCCGCAAGACAAGTTTCTTGCAAGATAGTGCAGAGCGAGCACATTAAAAACTAGCACAATTGTTATGAAGATGATTACCGAAAAGCAGAAGAAGTTCATCAATGATATTAAAGGTGTTATTACAGAAAATGGTATTAATGCTATTGATGCATTGGACTTGAATAAGTTTACTTGCTATGATGCATCTAAGCTTATTGGTGGTTTGCTTGGTCTTAGGGATTGTTACAAGGCGATTTCTAGAGGCGTATGTGTAACTAGTACGGCATATTGCGATGAGGCTTTAGATAATGTCTTTAATACAATTGAAAAGTACAAATAATAAAAATGGTGAGACACACCACAAAAACTGTTTAAGAGAATGAATAGCAAAGAATTAGTAAGAAATATGATAGCTTTCTTAAATGAGCGTCACGATATGGATTGTGCTATATTACGTCAGCGTTTTGCAATATGCTATGGTATGAGTGAAGACGAGGCAAAGAAAGTTATTTTGGAGCTGACAATGCTTCAGATATTTGCAGAGAATTTTGGTGTTGAAATTTAAAACTTTGAGATTATGGATAAGAAGACTGCATATAAAGTTATAAGCCAATTTAGGGCAAATAATTGTAAAAGTGGAGCTTTGGCTATCGCTTTGGATGAAGCATTAAAAGCATTAAAACCGATTGCAGTAAATCAAGTTTTTTGCATTAAGCTGGAGATATTAGATAGTGAAAACTATTATCATTCGAAAGCTGCGCAATCTACCTTATGGTTAGAAGCTTCTAACAATAAGAAAAAGATGCAAGCACATATTGCAGAATGGAGAAGTAAGGTCGTAGAGCGATGCAAGGATAACAACAGCTCTTTTGAGTTTGACTTTCATCATGGGAGTCCTTATAATTTCACGGCAAACAAGTCGAATTGTAATGAGTTACCTTTTTACTTTAAAGGTAAACACTACTGCTTTACAATATTAGAGGTTTCTAAGAGTATTAAAAGCATGTATGATGACCGTATCGAAAAAGATATGGATGCCGTTCAAGATATGATGTCTTATTTAAATTTATAGAGCATGAAGTTATACGAGGTAGGCTGCATCGTCAAAGAGGTGCAGCCAAAGAATGGAGTAAAGATTACTCTAGAGGAGGCTCAGGCTTTAGTTGGTGGTTATGTCGAGTTGGTTCATCTTGATGATAATAACATATTATTGTGCGATGAAGAAGGACTTCTCAAACATAAACCTATAAATACTTTGGCTACAATACAAGCGAAGGGGCTTGGCTGGAAAGGTAGTTATTTGGTTGGGAGCGTTTTATTTTTAAAGGACAAGGAGTTTTAAACATGAGTAAGGCAAGAAAAAATGATATGAATAAGGATATACCAGAAGAGCGAATAACTCTTAGGGTATTGGAGAATTATTCCAAAATGCAAGAAGAATTGTGTCGCCTTCGTAAGAAAACACGTGAACAAGGCTACAAACTTAATGAACTCAACAATCAGCTACAGAGGCTTCACTCGAAAGAAGTTAGATGTGAGTTAGAGAAGTACAGAAAGTTACTCTTAGAGCGTGATGAGTTGCGTGAGAAGAATAAGGCTTTGGAACAGGTGGTAAATCAATACGATGGGTTAAAAAGGTTTTTTACTAACGAATTGAATAAGAAAGAGGAGGGAAAAGAATGATTATAGGCTCTATGACGGGGCGTGAACTTTTTGAGATATTCAAGAAAGATAAGCCTATGCTAGAAAAGTTTGCTATCGAAAAAGCAAAGAAACTCATCCGTGAGCTTCGTAAAGGAATGGGACGATACACAACTCAGTGTTATGATTTCAAGACGAAAGACGCTACCGAGTACAAAGTATGCGTGTTTGTAGATAGAGGGAACATAAGACAATTCTATTTTGACATGTTTATCTATTGCAAGGAAACGAACGATTACGTATGTGCTACTTCCTTGTTGGACGAAGAGAATAGTGCAGAGCAGTTCAGTTATACGCCTCATTTCTTGCGGAGATATGCCGAGCGAGCATTGGGAATAGAGAACATGCCAATTAATAGGGTGCTTGCTCACATCGAAAGAGAAGTAGGCTATACGGTACTTATTTATAAGAATGATACAAGTAAGGTTGTTGCTACAAGTATGGGGCTTTATCTGCAAAAGATTGACAAAAGGCGAGGTATCAATATATGCAAGACTTTTGTTAGTGTTGACATGCTTAAAACCTCCCAAATTAAAGCGTATATGGTTGTTGCGGACTTAATTGAAGAGTATTCAGAACGATACAATAAAGTTCAAAGGAATGATAATGTACGAGTAGATTTAGCTAATGATTGTTTGAGAAGAGGTATTACTGAAAAAGATTTGGTTAATGCCTATGGTGAATATTTTAAGAACAAAAAATAAAAGAAAGGGTTTCGTATGGAGAGAATGACAAGAAATGATGCCGCTGCTTATTTAGGTGTTGACCCTCAGACGATTACGAACTGGGTTAACAAGGGCTTGCTTGGAGGCTACAATGATAAAAGCAGTAAACGCTTTTGGGTGAATGCCGATGATGTTAAGAAGTATTCCGAGAAATACAAGATGTTATCTGTCTCAGAGGATTTACTTGAAAGAGAGCGGAAAGAGTTGTTGGCAAGTGAGCGCAAGGTAAATGCTAAGATACAAATGTTAATGCATGATGCGTTGAACGTTTCTTCTTTCAGCTATGACAAAATAGGTAGTTCACTTTGTATGTTATTGGAGTTAACGGCACAATACGGATTACGAGAGAAAAAGATTATGCAAGCATTTTTCAATGGAGACCGAATTAGTGATATAGCCGATAATTTTGAACTTTCAAGAGAAAGGGTGCGCCAGATTGTTATTAAGGCTATCCGGAAGTTCAACTATGCGATTGAAGAATTTGTAGACTTGAAGATGGAGAACAATTCCTTGAAAGAGGAAATTAAGAATGTAAAAATGCAGTTTATTATGCAAGAGGGTAAAAAAGAAGAAGAACAACCTGAAGATGTTCCCCCTTCATTGTTCTCCATTAGATTAGTTAATTGTAATTTACCAGTTCGTGTCCTTAATGTGACAAAGGCAGCCGACATAGATACTATTGGAGACTTGGTACAATATTCCAAGCTCGATATGATAAAATTCCGAAACTTCGGAAAGAAAAGCCTTATGCAATTGGATGACTTTATTCACGAAATGGGATTGGAATGGGGCATGGATAAGGCTAAGATATATGCAAGGGGTATTCAGCGGATGAAAGATGACTCTTATATTGAAGAGTTGTTTGGAAAGCATCTTGCGGATATAACAAGCGATATTGAGAAAAAGTATAATCTTTCTCCGGCTGAGGCTATGAAGAGAGCTTATAGTGAAATGAAGAGATATGTAGGATTTAAAGAGAAGAGTAATGAATGAAGTATATAATGATGTTTTAGGTAAGGCGTTAAGCATTAAATCAACCAATAATATTGTCGTAAAAGTAGAGCAAGGAGCATTAGAAGTTAATCTGAAACAATGTAGTGTAAAGCGCATTATGTGGTTCTCTGTCTTCTTGATTGATGGATTTACTATGCGTCCATGCAGTTATACTTTCTATTCCTCTATGAGTGACGATGAATTGGATGACACATTTACACAAGTAGAAGGCAGATTGAACTTTCTGAAAAACTTAAATTCTAAATAACATGACGGAACAGGAAAGAAGAGTTGTAAACCATGCAATGAAGATACTAGAGCAGAGCCAAGATGATGAGGCTAGGGCGTTGGCTGTCAAGTTGTTGGAACAAGGTACAAAAGTTCCTCTTCAGAAAGTGCAGTTTTATGCCGCATATTGCAATGGCTTGCGTGATGGGTATTCAAGAATATTCGAACTAATACAAGGTGGTGGGTGGCTTGCGAAAGTGAGCAAGAAGGAAATGCCATATTTCGAAGCAGAGAAGAAGCTTGTAGAGAGCTGTATTGATGCTTGCTACGATTACCATATTGGCAAATATGATATTAGGTACAAGGATAAAGAATTCTCTAAGAATGGAAAGTTGTTGTCTTGTAAGGCGGTTTTTGTGAAACAAACGATGATTGGTGTTGAGGTTAAATACAACAAAGATAAATAATGATTGCACAATATAGATAAGTGAAGTTGTAAACCTTTGATATGTAGGTACTCCCTTGCGAATTTTGTATCTTTGCAAATAAAAAAGGAGATTTATATATGGCAGATAGAGGATATAGAGGCAGACCTTAACGAGGCGAAAGAGCAGATAGGCAAATCAATGCCGGACATAGCCGTGGGTTGGATGCGGCTTTGTCTGACACTGAAGCTAAGATTAGAAAGCTAAAGACAGAACGTATTTATGCCTATAATAAGGACGGAAAAGAAATAGCGCATTCCCAAACAGGAAAGGCACATAGTACGCAATTACCTTTTGGCTATAACTACAAAGATGCCATCATTACTCACAACCATCCTAATAGAGGTATTGGAGATACTATAGCTGGAAGAGTTGGCACAATTTTGTCCGGAGCTGACATTTTTACAACTATAGCACATAACGCTTCCGAGATTCGAGCAGTTACAAAGAATTATACGTATTCTTTGAAGAGACCAAGTAAAGGGTGGGGACTTTCAGAATCGGATGCATGGGATGTTTTTGGTAAGAAAAATTCGCAATGGAGACGAACCCTTCAGCAAAAACAGACAGAGTATCTTTCAAAGAGCGGAATACGAAATCGAATAAACGAGAAAGTGCTAGCTTTAAACAGAAAGCGTTCTAGTTTTACGAAAGGAGGAAAAGTCCCTAGTGCAAGTGATGTGTCTAGTTATAATCGTGAAGCAAACGAAATACAGAAACGTGTCACGGAAGCTAATGATAGAGGTAATGTTGGTGCGCAATATCAAGTTATGAAAGAATACGCAAAGAAATACGGATGGAATTTAACACGTAAGCGTACATCTTAAGGAATATATTCGAACGATGGGTAGTATTGTCCCTCTTCATGTGGGAAGAACCTTCCCATCATTGACAATGCCGTAGTACATTTTTCATATTGCTTTTGAAATCCGTACTTTTTAGCTCTCGATAGGTTGTGATCCAGGTCGTTGATTTTGACTTGTATTGCAACCATATCTTTTGAATCAATGATTGATTGTATGTAGTCAAAATACGGAACACCTTTCTTGTGGGTTAGGACACATACACTATCGGCAATGTCTTTTCTAACACCTAGTGATAACAGCTTGTCGTAGGTCATATCCGTATCTTCAATCGTATCATGGAGAAATCCGACACAAATCTCTTCGGTACTATTACCCATTTCTCCTACATGGATAGGGTGCAATATAACAGGCAATCCAACTTTATCAATCTGTCCTTTGTGCGCCTTGCAAGCGATACCAAGGCACAATTCTATCATATCAGAATCTTTCATATTCTTCTTTCGTTATTAACTCACCTAATTCAAGAGCATCTTGTGCATAGGTGTTCTCATTAAACTTAAACTCTTTTGGCTTACGTCCTTTACCTTTAGGGTAACACATAAGTTCTTTATCTACATATTGATAACGGACAACGATGTCATCCTCCCAATAGTAAACATAAACCGACTCTCCGTTTTTAAGGAGGTGGCTGATTTTGTTTTTATCTTTATTGTTCATAGTCTTTATCTCCTTATTACAATGCAAAGATATAAAAAATATATTAAACTTGCAAACAAATTAATGTTTATTACTTGAAATTTAAATATATTAATTATTGAAATGTTGCATAGTAAGCTTGTTGCATAGATACCGACCTTTGCTTCTTACCTCCGTTACTCTTGGCGGTTCTACTTTGCTCATATAATGCATGTCCCCAACCGGATGGTTTCTTGGTCTCTTTATAGATTTCTCGCATGGTCTTCCCACCCAACAGCTTGTAGGCTATCGAGTAATTCTCTTTGGCGTAAATCATCTTGGCGGTGTTAACTTGTATCTCACCAATAAGTCCGGTTTTCTTGTTCCGGATATTGATGATGTTTCCAGAATAGCCAGTATCCAGTTTCTGTTCCTTGAGTCTAACGAACTCAAAGCCCTTGTATTTGCCTTTAAGGTCTTTTATTATTTTCGGTATTGACCCTTTATCTGCGATGATGGTTGTTCTGTACGAGTCCTTAATGTCTTTGATACCATTAGCCTCGCCCTTAGCCTTGCGTACAATGGAGTCAACACTCTTGTAATTGATAGGAGTGACCCTTGCTCCATACTTCTTAGCTATACCTTCAGCTATAGCTTGTAGCTTGTTACCAACCGACTCGGCTTTTCTCCGCATAGAGGTAGCTTGTGCTCTAAGCCTAGCATATGCCCCATTATTACCAACGTCTCCCATATCTTTTTTGTGCAAAATTAACCAAAATGCAAGCCAATTGATATATTGTTGCGATATGCTATTTCACTTAAAAGACAAAGTGAAAAGACACGCAAGTAAACATTTCTCTTAAACAATTATTATTCATACCTTTGCAAGAAACAATGAGTTGATAAGATGACGAAACCAAGAGATTATTTCACAGGCAAGCAAGAAGAGTTCAAACGCTCCGAAGTGCAGATAGCACCATATAATCCAAGGAAGATTTCACCGCAGCAGAAAGCTACATTGAAACGTTCCATAAGAAAATATGGCGTTGTTGGTGGTATAACCGTCAATAAGCAAACAATGACCATCGTAGGCGGCAACCAAAAAGTAACCATCGTGGATGAGATTATGGGCTATCCCGAAAAGGATTATACTCTTTTGGCTGAGGCTGTAAATATGGATTACAAGACCGAAGTTGAACTGAATTTCATGCTTAATTCCGAGAATGCTCATGGAGAATGGGATGACATGAAAGTCCGTGAGTTACTTCCGGACATAAACTATATGGATGCCGGATTAACGGAAGAAGACTTATCCCTGTTCGGCTATGATGCAATGGTAAAGACTGAAGGCGAAGATGAGTTAGGTAAAGAACTTAATTCCTTACTAGACCCATTTGCCCAAGAAAGCGAAAACAGAAAAGTACAAGCACAAAAGGAAGTGCAAGAAGAGCAGAGACGACAGATAGAACAAAATCAAATTATAGCCAATCAGCAGCAAGAGGCTCAATACCAAGCGAATAAGGAACGTATGCAGCAGGTGAAGAAAGAAGTAAACACCAAGGCAGCGGAAAAGGCATTAGAAGCCAAGTCTTACGTCATGCTATCCTTTGATAACATCGAGAACAAGGAACGTTTTATGAGCACCTTTGGCTTTATCGAAACCGACAAGGTAATCAAGGGAGAAATGCTTATGAAAGTAGCAAAACGAATATAAACGAATAAGCAATGAAAAAGATTATAAGAATATTACTAGGGTACATAATAGCAGCAATAACAATAGGTATGCTCATTCCATTTATGATTGTTTCTATGTTTCTTGGCAAGAGGAGAAAGAACGCATTCAATATGTGGGTGTCGTGTCTCTTTACTCCTTTGATAAACAAGGTAGGACAATTGGTCAACTCATAAATATCGAAAGATTATGAAGGCAAACGGAAAAAGATTAATGAAGATTGCGAACTTGGCTATAACTATGATATTGGCAATACCAATGTTCTTACTAGCCGTTCCTTTCTATATGTATAACAAAATTAGAGGCAAGGTATAAATCCCATCTGCCCAATATATAGCGAAACAATAATAAATACAAGAAAATGGCAAAACCGAAATTTGATTACAATGGCGATGCTTTCTACGATGAGATAGAACAGCTTGCAAAGCAAGGTCAGAAGGATTCTGAAATTGCCTACGCCCTTGGTTTGAAGTTTGGGGTTGACCTAAATCCACAGGTCTTCAACCGAATGAAAAACGGAAAATACGAGAATTGGAATGAAGACGAAAATGCGGAAAGAGGCGAAAGGATAACTCAATCCCTCGTGCGTGGCAGAGAGTTTATCAATGCAATCGTGCGTGGTAGATTCCTTAAATGCGCCCTTGGAGGTGTCAAGGTAAAGGGCAAGACAACCACCAAGAGACATATGGTTGTAGATGGAGTTATGACAGATGATATAGTAGTGGAAACTAGAGAAACCGAGCAGGAGACCCCACCTAACGTACAAGCTCTTTCAACTTGGCTATTCCATTACGATATGACTTGGAGAGAGATACAGAGAGGTAAGAAGGATGAAGAGGAAAAGGGCATTCCTTTTGACCCTAAGAAAGGTATATCCGTCAATAAGTGGATAGAAAGAGAGATTGAGCAAGAAGCAGAAGAACAAGAGGAGGGTGAATAATGGCAAAAACACATTCCGTTTATTATCCGTTGTATAACGACAAGACGCATTTCATTTACCTTATAACAGGAAGCCGTGCGTCAGGAAAAAGTTTCTCTGCTTCTCAGTTTATCGAAAGACTTACTTTTGAATACAATGCAGAAAGAAAGATAGCACATAAGATTCTTTATACACGTTATACAATGGTGAGTGCCGCTATTTCCGTAATACCAGAGGTTAAAGAGAAAATAGAGATAGATGGCACACAGGATTATTTCAAGAACACGAAGACGGATATAGTCAACAAAATGACGGGAGCTGAAATCATGTTCCGTGGTATTCATACGGCTAGCGGTAATCAGACTGCGAAGTTAAAGTCTATTCATGGTGTGACTACGTTTGTCGTTGATGAGGCTGAGGAATGGACGAGTGAGGAGGATTTTGAGCGTATCATGCTTTCAATCCGTCAGAAAGGCTTGCACAACCGAGTAATAATCATTATGAACCCTTGTGATTCAAATCATTGGGTATATAAGCGTTTCATCGAAAAGACTCATAAAGAGGTGTATTTTGATGGCGTTCCCGTTCAGATCAGTACAGACCCTAGAGTACTTCATATACATACGACCTATCTTGATAATATAAAGCATCTATCACCGGAGTTCCTTAACGAGGTGTTAGAGATGAAGGAGAATGAGCCGGAGAAATATGCGCATATAATGATTGGTAGATGGTCGGATGTATCAGAGGGCGCAATATTCAAGCATGTAGGCATCGTTGATAAGTTCCCTAGCAATGCAAGGAAAGTAGCCATCGGTGTAGACTGGGGATATTCAAAAGATTATACGGCAATTGTAAAGTGCGGCATCGTAGACAATCGCCTATACATAGAGGAACTTTGCTATAGAACGGAAATGTTATCTAGCGACATCATAAGATTCTTGCGCCCTTATGCGGACGAAGGCTTGTTTGTGTATGCGGATAGTGCTGACCCTAGACTTATAGATGAGGTAGCTCTTGGTGGAATAGTTATATATGGAGCACAAAAGGGTGCTGGCTCTATATTGGCTGGTATTGACAAGATGCAGACATTCGAAATCTTTGCGACTAGGCAATCAGTCCATTTGCAGAGCGAGTTCCGCAAATATGTGTGGGCAAAGGACAAGGATGGCAATTATATCAATGTTCCCGAAGACCATGATAACCATTTGATAGATGCTGCTAGGTATTATATTCTTGCCGTATTGCTCGGTAAAGTGATGAAGCCAAGAAAAGCTTCTAAATCAGACTTAGGAGTGTACTAAATGACAAATATAATTACTTTTGTAATAAAAATACAAGTGTTTAATTATTAGATTGTTAGTGTAAGTATTCTATAAGAGTAGATAAAAGTTAAGTGTAAATAAAAAAGATTGTTTACTAAATAAAGATAAATTCTTTAGTAAATAGTCTTTTTTATTCACTTAAAAACTAAGTGAAAGGCATACGTAAATTAAAGTATGTAGAAACCATGTTTATTATTACCTTTGCTTCAAAAAGTTATAAGGATGTTTGTAGATTCAATTATTCAGATAAAGACATATTTTCGAAACCTCACGCTCAACGCATTGGGTGTGGAGAGAAGCATCTTCGAACGTTTGGACGATAACGATGTTGATTCTGTCGTAAACATGATGGAACAACATGATTTCGATGTGGATAATGCCATTTCGGAATATAATCCACAAACCCATAAGGTGATGAGCCGTGAAGATAAATGGGTAAAGGGAGAAAAGCCATACAGGACGGAGAAGTTGGCAAGAACAAGACAAAGATACATCAATGAGGTAGAATTGTTCTTCTTGTTAGGCAATCCGGTTATGTGGAAGAAGACTGAAGGTGACGATGAAGCCTTTAAACTATATAAAAAATACTTGAAGGATATATACTTCAATACCAAGCTACGTCAATGTAAACGACTTGCCGGAGCAGAAACCGAAAGCGGTTTTGTTTTTAATTTCTCGCAAAAAAACGGAAAAATGCATGTTGATGTGTATGTTGCAGCTCGCTCAAAGGGACATAAGATGAGAGAGTTGTTTGACCAGTACGGAAACATGCTTGCTTTTGCTGTAGGCTATTCCTTAAAGCGAGAATCAAAGACTATCGAATGTTGGGATATATTGACATCCGTTTTTAACTATCATTGTGAACGTGGTGGCTTTGGGTGGAAAGTGTATAAGTATCCTAATCCGACAGGAAAAATTAATGGCATTTATTTTCGTCAGCCAAAGGCATGGGAAGGAGCAGAACCGAGAATGGAACGTGAAGAAATGCTTGATTCCAAGATTGGAGATGCTAACAACTACTTTGCTGACCCTATTGCCGCTGCTACTGCTGACGTGATACAATCAATCCCTAAGCGGAACAAGCCAGGTAAACTCATACAACTTACAGGCAAGAACTCTAGGTTTGAATATATCAACCCGCCTCAAAATTCCGAAATCCGCAAGGCAGAGAAAGAAGACTTGGCTCAGTCTATCTTGTTTGATACGTTTACACCGGATATGTCACCGGAACTGATGAAAGCTATGAGCACGCTTACTAGTGTCGGCATAAAACGAGCGTTGATATTGGGCTACATCAAGCGAGCGAACCGAATGGAAATCTATGAAGAACTTGTCGGTAGATTATCGCATGTGATTATAGCCGTAATGAAGGAACTATATCCTGAGATGAGAAGCAAGTTGGATAAGTTGGAGGTCGAATTCGATTTTGCCGAACCTTTCGAGGATGACAAAAAGGATAAGTGGAAAGTAATAGCGGAACTATATAATCAAGGCGTACTTTCTTTAGAGACTGCTGTACAAATGCTGGCTTTAACTGACGCTCCTGCTGAAGAAATTGAAAAGATACGCAAGGATGCAGAAGATAAAGTAGCGTTAGCTGCAAAGGTAAAGGGAAACGAAAACACAACTTCATAATTTTAAATGCTTATTGTTTTTGGGCGCATTTCCTTTTAGGATTTGCGCCCTTTTTGCACTTAAATTTTAAGTGAAAGCATTGTGATAATAATATAATATTATTCCTCATTTTGTTTTTAACTTTGTTGGCATGAACACGAATGAACTTATCATAAACGGAAAAGATGCTTGGAATACCTATCGGGTCAAGATGGGGTATGGCTTTTTGGATGCGTTGGAAGCTGACGCAGACAATAAAAGTTATATAACCAATGAAGTAAGGACTGAGCACGGAACTAGGGTTGTTCCTATCCGTCCCAAAAAGGCAGAAAGAAGCATTACCTTGGAGTTCGTTATAGTCGGTAAAGACCATAACGATTACAATAATAGGGTAAAAGCCTTTGATGCACTTATGGATAATGGTTTTGTTACGATACAAGTTCCTCGATCAAAGGATGATGTCTATCGTTTGTTTTGTGCGAGGAAGTCTCCTACCTATTCAAGAGGAAAAGGAGGGGTTATAGGCAAGAAGAGTTTGAAGTTCATAGAATATAATCCAACGAACAGGGGAGCCTTGACTGATGCGGATATTGATATGTTCACGTTGAAAGAATTTGAAAATATAGAACAGTTATGAAAACTTACAAGAATATTGATATAAAGTATTACGATAATGACGGAAACATACATGTAAGATGTTCTGTTCCCGTAACACAGGATGCATTGGTTCACTATGAATTAATGCAGTCTCACTATTGTAAGCTTTCCTTTAAGCTTTATAAGCCTACATATTTCTTGCTTGGTGATTTTATAGATACACCATATGGACGATTTGAGCTAATAGATTTAACTAAGGCCAAAGATAATGATACTATTGGATATTCCTATGAAATCCAATTTGATGCATATTATCGTAAGTTCAAGAACAAAATATTGAAGTATCGCCCGAATACAGGTTCACAAGAAGCGACTTTCTCTCTTACTTCAAAAATAAGTACCCATGTAGAGGTGATTATGAAAAGTCTAGCTTATTATGCGAAGTTAGACAAGTCTTATCTTTACGACCCTAAATTTGAAGGCGAAGGAACGGACTATACTTATGTTATTGATGCGAGCGTAGATGCAAATGCTGCAAAGCTTATAACCTACTCAAACACAAGTGTGTTGGATGCTATTGCAAATATTGCTCAGACGTTTGAATGTGAATGGTGGTTTGAAGGCAATATTCTACATTTTGGTACTTGCGAGAATACAAATGCGATTGTTGATTTCAGACTAAACGACAACATCGTTTCTATGTCAAGTTCACAAAGCCAGTCCACTTATGCAAACAGGGTATATGCTTTTGGAGCTGCAAGGAACTTGTCTAGTGGATATAAGAATGATGCCGATGCGGACATAACAAAAGATGGTGTCGTAGAAAAACGTCTTATGCTTCCTACTTCAGCAGAATGCTCTGACAAAAACAAGCAATTGTTAGCAGAGAATGGCTTTGAGCTGAAAAACGGATATATACAAGTCGGTGGACTCCATGAAGACCAGTACGTAGAGGGAGTAACAACAAATGATGATATTTATCCAAGAAATCTTATCAAAACGTCTAATGTGACATCATACGAAAAAGATGTAGAGGATGAAAGTACACCCGAAGAGGGTGATTACATCAAACGGACTTTCTATCGTGTAAATTCGCTTACTATTGTCAATGATGATGGCGAAAAAACAGGTGATATGGCTTTCCAAAAGGCGTATATTCTTAGTGGCAAGAACTTACATATAGTATTCCAAAGCGGTTCTCTTAATGGTATGGACTTCGAATGTGAGTTTAATCCAGATGGAGTTTCTGAAATACTTAAGGACGATGATGGTAATCCGATATTGAAAGATGGAAAAGAACAGATAAATCCTAAGTCGCAGGTATTTGAGATTGTTGCTAATGAGGATTATGGTCGTTTTTTGCCGGACACAACTTTGCATCCAAAGGACGGAGATACTTTTGTTCTCTATAATTGGGATTCTACCAAATTGGGCGATGCTTTGGTATCTGCTGCTTCCAATGAGTTGCTGACGGATTCTATTAAGAATTTGAAGAAGTCAATAATAGACCCTACGACATATACATGTACCGCTGAGGCTAATTATTCATTCAATCAAGGTCGTGGCAACTTGCATGGGGTAGGAGACAGGGTTAACCTTTACAATAAAGGTTATGATGACAGTTATAGGTCTTCAAGAGTTATTGGATATGAATTCAGCCTTGATATTCCTTTTGATGGTGCGAAGTATTATGTTGGAGAAAAGCCTTCGTATTCCCGCCTCAATGCAATGGAGTCAAAGATAGAGGAACTTGTCTATAATGGACAGAGTTATCTTAATGGTAATGGCGGAAGCGGAAGGTCGATTTACATCATTAAGAGTTATGATAGCATAACTCCTACGGATTATAATGTATTTTCAGCAAAAGCTGTTGATGAACAAAGATTAAACAAGACAAAGGACGACACCGTAAAGGGCACAATCACTTGGGAAAAGCTCCAGAAGTTCTTTAGTGGATTGATTGTCGGTAACTCCAACAATGAGAACGGAGGCTCGTGGACTCCAGACGCAGAAGGTCGTTCGCACCTCATCACAGATTACTTGGAGGTAAGAATGAAGGCTATCTTCGAGGAGCTGGTTATCAATAAAACATCCACCATCGGCGGTAAGGAGATAATCTCTCCTGCTGGCGGCGTGGTGGCTCATAAGGTAGAAGAGGTTACTGTGACATATAATAATGTGTCACAGAAGGCTTATCGTTGCTATTTCTTAGCAGAGCAGGATGGTGATGAGGTAGATAACGACTTCGCGGTTAACGACCAAGTGCGCTCGGAATCATTCAACGTCCGAAAGGGCACTTATCATAAGGATGGCAATCACTTCTATTGGCGATTGGTAATCGGTCGTGATGAAGACCCTGTAGAGCTGGAAGGAAAGAAGTATCATTATATCGACCTCTCCGATACCGATTGCGCTACGGCAAGCGACGTACCTGCTAAAGGTGATGTGCTCAACCAGTGCGGTAATAGAACCGATGTAGAACGTCAGAACTGCCTTATCTTCTCGGCAGTAGATACCTATTCGCCATCCATCAGCCTCTATCACGGCATCAACAGCTATTCCTTTGCCAATAGGGAGTACGTGGAATATGGTGTGAATAAGCAGAATAACAAGGCATTCTTCAACGTCTATGGTGATATGTATGTAGGTGATAGACCTACAAAGGAGAATGGCTATGAGGGCAGCTCTTATATCAGATATGATAGCAGCACTAAGCAATTGTCTGTTAAGGGTAAGATTTCCGCTAAATCCATTGTGGATGGCAAGGAATTGTCTCAGTATTTCAATAAGATTGCCGAATTGCAGAATCAGGTGGATGGTGCTATCGAAACGTGGTTCTATGATGGTGTGCCTACCTTGGAGAATGCCCCAGCCATCAGTTGGAAGACCGATAAGGATAAAGAAATCCATCTTGGCGACCTTTACTACGACAACAAGACGGGCAAGGCATACCGCTTTGCCAAGGATAGCAACACCTATAAGTGGACTATCATTACAGATACCGACATCGCCAAAGCCCTTTCCGATGCAAGAATGGCACAGGAGACCGCAAACGGGAAAATGAAGGTGTTTAGCGTTCAGCCTACGACACCTTATCAGGTTGGCGATATATGGGTTAATGCCACTTATCCTTCTGACGGCACTACCTACAAGAATGAGGTATTGCGCTGTCAGACCAACAAGGCAGCAGGTTCTCAGTTCGCCATCGGTGATTGGATTAAAGCATCTAAATACACCGATGATACCGTTGCCAACGCAGCCAAAAAGGCAGCAGAAGATGCTCAGAAGGCGGCACTGACCGCACAGACGGACATTAAGAACCTCGGAAAGACGGTCACTGATAATAAGAAGGAATTCGATAATTATGTTACCGATGGCTACCTAGAGCCTTCCGAGATTGCGGCAATGGCGCAGGATTCTAAGCGACTTGAGGATGATTTTGCGGCTGCACAGAAGTCGTATAATGAGGTGAAGGATGCAGAGGTACTGAAGGACACCAAGGAACTCACTGACCTCAACACCGCTTTTGCTACCCTCACGAGTGCCAAAACGGAACTCATCAAGTTTCTTTCAGATATATCTAAAAGATACAATGAGACTGATACCGACGGCAAGGCTGCTATCGTCTCAGCCGTGGGAACGAAGTTCACTAACTTTCAGTCCGCATACAGCGCATTCTATGACAAACTTGGCTTGGCAAACTCCTATATCACTAGGAAGATATATGGTGACTTGAAGCAGAATATCACAGACCTCGCAGGTTACAAGTATCTCAAGGATGCGCTCGGTCAGACTACAGATATTGACGGTGGTCTTGTAATGACAACGCTCCTTGCGCTGAGAGACGGAGACGGAAACGTTCAGAGCGGTATCAACGGAGCAATAGACCCAAATAGAGGAAAGAAGAGTATCGCAACATGGTGGGGCGGTCAGATGGTGGATAAGGACTATAATAGCGGAAATCTTACCCCTGCAACCTCCCTCATCCGCTTCGATGGCTCTGGCTATCTTGCCAATGGTGCTATCTGGTGGGACGTGAGCGGAAAGATTCACGCAGACCCTACATCGTTTATCATCAGCGAAAAGAATCTTGGCGCATACCTCATCTTCTTCGAGCCGACCTGGAAGGAAGGAAGTGCAGGAACGAGCGTTGCCGACCTTGTGTCTTTGAAGCCAAACGCACCATTCTCTAAACTTGGTGTATCGGGCGATGCTACCTTCGAGGGCGCAATCTCCTTCCATGGCATTAAGCTCACGTATGATTCCACAAACAAGGCTATCAAAATTGATGGTAATCTCTATGCCACAGGCGGTATCACGGCATACGGAGCAGGAGCATCTACCACGGGCGGTGGTGGCGGCTTGATTGCAAGCGTAATCAGCTATGCGAGAATCTTAGAAGGAAGCTATACGGATGCAGACTTGACTAGTATTCCGAATGCCTATGCTATCAAGGCTCTCAGCAGCCGAATTGACAACATAGCCACAGAACTTGGCGGTCTTAATCTCTCTTGGAATAACATCACGGGTAAGCCATCAACATTCACACCTAGTGCGCATACCCATAAGTGGACAGAAATCACTGACCGCATCACGAAGGTAAGCCAGCTTACCAATGATAAAGGGTATCTGACTGCTCATCAGTCTCTCGCAAGCTATTATACCAAAGCGGAGATTGATGCAAAGGGCTATACTACCAATAAGGGTACTGTTACATCTGTAGCTCTTACCCTTCCTACTGGTTTGACGTGCGCAACTAAGACCATCACAACAAGCGGTACGTTTGCTATTAGTCTTGCTTCTGGTTACTCCATCCCAACAACAACAAAGCAGACGGCTTGGGATGGTGCGGTATCAGCAAAGCATACTCATAGCAATAAGTCTGTATTGGACGGCATTTCATCCACTAAGGTAAGTCATTGGAATAGTGCCTATGACTGGTACGCCCTTATGACTACTGACGAGGAGACTGCGGACGGAATTATCAATAAGTGGAACGAGGTGGTGAGCTTCCTCGCCAATATTGCGCAGACAGACACTTTAAGTGGTATCGTTGATGGAATCAATAAGTCTATATCTGACGAGGTAACAAGAGCGAAAAAGGCAGAAGGGGTGAACGCTTCGGGCATATCCACCAACAAGACGAGTATCACCACCTTGCAGGGCTACTTTACAAGCGGTTCAGCGAAAAAGGCTCTCCAGCTCACGAATACTCACAAGCTTTGGGGTAACTCGTTTAACGGTACTGCCGATATTAACGGAAGTATCATCGTGCCTGACGGAAAGTACATCTCCATCGGCAACATAAAGATGGAGTATGATGCAACCAATAAGGCGTTGAAGATTACGAACACTACGACTAACGAGGTGGCAAACCTCTATACTAGTGGTGGTGTTTCTGCCTATGGTGTTGGGACATCATCATCCAGTGGTGGCGGCTTGAACGGCAGTGTGAAGAGTTATTCAAATGCCTTGAAGCTTACATCAGAATCGCTGTCTGAGATTGCCTCTGCCTACTCCATCAAGGCTCTTGATTCTCGTATCTCTAGCTTGGAAGGTGGTAGTGCTACTGCTATTTCTGTCAGCGGTAGCGGTAATGCGGTTACGTCTGTCACCAAGAATGGTACTACTATCAGCGTAGTTAAAGGTAGTACGTTCTTAACTAGTCATCAGTCACTTGATGATTACGTTAATGCAATATCTGTAAGTGGAAGTGGGAATGCTATCACGTCTGTATCTAAAAGCGGAAAGGGTATTACATTTACTAAAGGTGCTACATTTTTAACTTCTCACCAAAGTCTTGCTAACTATTATACCAAAAGTAGTGTAGATTCACTTCTTAGTGGTAAGTCGGCAACTAGTCATACACATAGTGTTAAGATTAACGGTACTACTAAAATTATTGCAGCTACTGGTGGAACTGCTGTAGATTTAGGAACGTATCTTACTTCTCATCAAAGTCTTGCAGATTACGCTAAGAAGAGTGAAATACCTACAAAAGTAAGTCAACTTACTAACGATAAAAACTTTGTTACTGGTTCTGTAAGTGGTCAAACTATTACTATCAATGGTGTTTCTACTACTTGGCAAAATACTTGGAGAGGAATTACTGATAGTTATAGTGGTACTTCTACTGGTACTAGTCTTAGTCAAAAAGGTGCAAATAGTTTATATAATGCTTTGCATAATGGTTATGCTAGTAGTGCTGGAAATGCTGATACAGTAGACGGTATTCATGCTAACGGACTTCTTACTGCTCTATCTAATTCTAATAAGGGAATTAGTATAACAGTTGGTGGAACTACCAAAAGCATATCGAACATTGGTGTTAATTATGCTAGTAGTGCTGGAAATGCAGATACTGTTGATGGTTATCATGCTACTAGTGGTAGAACTTTTGATGGTAATATAAATTGGTCACTTAATTGGAATGATAGTTGGAGTGATGGTACTAATAAACATCCTTGGTGTGGATTTGACCATAGGTATCCAAATACTGGAGCATATAGTACTACTATTACTGATTTCTTTGGTATGACTATTAAAACAGCCAATACTTTAAGATTGGATTTTGGCACATTACTTCTTAATGGTACTGATATACATAATATAAATGTAGCTAGTGCAACCAAGCTTCAAACTCCTAGAACTATTTGGGGTCAAAGTTTTGATGGTACTGGTAATGTTAATGGTACTATATATATAAACAATAGTGATTCTAGAAACGGAGCTATAATATTAAATAATAATGTAAATGCTAATGCTCGTATATCAGCTATAAAAGACCAAGTAGTATTTAATACTGGTGCTGCTATTCGTTTTGGAGCAACCAACTGGGAGTATAGTGATTGGGCTGGTCTTAAATATGATACTGTTGCTAATGCTATATATTTAGGTATAGCCGATGGAACTGTATTTAATTATTCTTCTAATAAAAGAAGTAATGGTACACTTAGACTTGCAGGTATTAAAACTATAACTCCTGATAGTGGAGCTAGAATTGGAGGTAGTGGTGGTGGTTTATATTTAGGTAATGCTAATAATTCTGGTTGGGTTTATGTTCAAGACATGTGTAGTCAAGTAAATGGTAGTTATTGGGAGATAACACAAAAAGGTAGTGCTATGTTTAAAAGTCTTACTGTTACTGATGTTATTAGTTGTAATAGTATTAGTGTTAGTAACAATGCTGTTATTGCTGGTAATTTATCAGTTGATGGTTTAATATCTAATAAAGGTATACTACCTGCAAATCATGAATTTAATAATAAAGGAACTAGTTGTTATGTTTCAGCTGATGCTTTATGTTCTGGAATTACTGCTATTACTGATAGTATACAAATTAATCAAGTAACTGTACAATATTCTAACGATAGCGGTAACAGTTGGACTAATTATCCTATGAGTAATGATACTAAATTTAATCTATATGCTAGTAATGCAGGTTTAACTCACGTTTACTTAGGTAAGGATGTTATCACTGGTAATAATGATGCTGAGAAATTAGCTCAAGTAAAAAAGAATGAATTAATGGTTACTTTTGAAATCTCTGACAATTGTTACTCTCAAGTTTATTTTGCTAGTGTTGATATATCAAACGGTGTTGATGCTATTTGTACTGTAGAATGTCTAAATAATAGTGGTGCTGTAGTTAAAACTTATACTAAACATGTGAATGGATGGAATCGAGTTAATTATATAAATCTATCTGAAGGTAATGGAGGTTGTGGTATAGGAAGAGATTTTAATAGATATATTAGATTTAGATTTAAACATGACCAAAATACTACTGCTTTACGTAATACTATTATAAATAAAATACGAATATTTTCTTTTACTAAGTATTCATTTCCTACTGATAGATTTATGGGTCATACAGGTCATATATATAATTTCGATTATAATATGAATACTTACTTCCCTAATAGCATTCTTGCTAAAGGTGGAGTTACAGCTTATCAATCTTCTGATGTTCGCTTGAAGCAGGATTTGCGGAAGCTGGACTACTTGGGCATCATCAAGGCAATGGGTGGCACGTTCGGCTTTGCTTGGAAGAAGGACAACACAAGGTCTATCGGTTGGATTGCCCAGCACGTCTTGTGCAACCCTCACTTAAAGGACATCGTGGAGACGGACGAGAAGGGCTACTACAAGATTAACTACTGGTCTCCGAAGCTGATTGCAACGGCATTCGGTGCTATTGAGCAGGTGGGCGATGAGGTCAGCAGGTTGAAGGCTCGGGTGGTCTTCCTCGAATCAGAGGTTCAGCGATTGAGCGGAGATAAAGAAGACTGCAACAAGAAGAGATTAGATAACAAGAATATTAATTCATTAAATTAGATTAGAAAATGGAGAATTTAAAGATTAACAAGAAGAGTGAACAGACAGCTGCCACTTATACCAAGGGCGGCTATCGAGTAGAAATCACCTACAATGTTGACAAGACGGGTGGCAACATTGAGAGCATCAATATGAGTATCTATGGTGACCCAAATGGTAATTATCTCGGCAACGCGAATGCCAGCTCCAACGGCAGCGAGCTGACCTATAACATCAGCGGTGTTCCGCAGAGCAAGCTCAGTGAGGTATCAGCATTGATTAAGGAGGTCAATTCCGCTATCGCCGCTAATATGGCAAGCGAGGCAGCAGAGTAAGTATCGTGAGTATTAACGCAGGGTGGCTCTTATAGAGCTGCCTTGCCTAGTGTTTTAAGTTCTAAAAATCAAGCGTATGGAACGCTTTATATTATGGCTTGCCTAGTGTTCAATGTAACAGTAGAGCGAGTTGTTACTAAAGAAGTTGTAACAGAATAAGGAACTGAAGTTGAATATTAAAAAAATAAAGATTATGTCTTACAATAGTGAAACTGGAATTATTAGTGCTCCTGTTAGCATTGATGATGTTAAACAAGCTCTTGGAGAGAGTAGCAATGATCTTGCTACTCTTTGTAAGAGTGAAAATATAAATATATGGAGTAAGTATAAACCTATTAGTTGTAAAGGTGAATTTAAAGAATATCCTATTAGAGAAGACTCTGATGAAATAGTAACATCTTCATATAATAAATATACTTGTGTTGTTCGTTGTGGTATGAATATACCTGTTGATACTTATAAGAACTTACGTTATAATTATGGAGGAGAAGGTTTTGCTATTGAAGCATGTAAAGAACTTTATACCGATAATGTATATGGAGTTAGAGGTATTGATAAAGATGCAAGTACTAATTCGCATACTGTATATGCTTCAGGAAAACATTTTCCAAAAGGTGGTGCTAATTCTCCTTATAGATTAGGTGATTTTAGAAACTATAATAGCAAAGCAATAAGTAATATGTTCCAATCTTCTATTCCTACATTATTTAATGTTGAAGTTTATTATTCTTCAACTCCTAAATTTAATTGTGTTCTATATAAGAATACAAATGTGGATGATAATACAAATGTTACTATGGAAGATATAATTACCGATTTGTATTTAGCTTGGTCTTTTTGGATTCAAATTTGTTATGATTCACCATATAATAATACTGATAAGATTTATAAAAATTATTATGTTGGTAATTGCGAAAAACCAACAGATTTTATATATGCAAGTAGAGAAATAACTTTTGATGTAGGTAATGATAAAGATGTTACTATTGTACCTTTTTTAGCATATACTCGTAATGCAACTTTATCTGATAATACAAAAATAATTTTTATATCTCCTCCGGGTGCTATTAGTTTTAAATATTATCCTAGACAAATTAATATGGAAAGTATTAAAAGTGGTTCTAGTGGTTTTGTTAATTTCTCATCGTTGAGACAATTAGTTGGTGCTACTTGTATTTGTAAAGCTAGAATATATAAACTTCCTGATGTTACATTTACAGTTAGTGATGGTACATTTAGAAGCGTTTGTAAGTATGGTAATAATAAGACAACATACGGAAGAGGTTATGTGTCTAATAGCTCTGGTCAAGATACAGACTCTGTAACTATTCCCGAAGGTGATAGAACAGATTATATTGAAGTATATATAAGATTTGATAATGTTTATGAAGGAGGGTATTACGGACAAATGTGTCAATTATCTTTTGAAATTAATATAGATGGTGGATGGAAACAAGTTCCTCCAGGAGGTAGTTATATTATGTATTAAAACGTAGATGTTCTTAATATAATAAATGTGCTAGAAATGTATTTGTGGTTTACGTTCTCACCGAGAAAGCAGACACATTACGTCCTAGTGATTATCCAACGTGGGGAAGCTGATTTTTAAAATTCGTAAATTTTGCTCCTCCTGCATTGCTATTCGGAATTATTTTCTTAACTTTGCACTGTTAATAGGAAAGGTATTCTGCTATGGCAATCTGGCGAAGAATATTGTATAACATAAAAATAAAGAAACAATTATGAAAAAGATTAAGACAATCGAGGCTGTTGCAGCCTACAGAACATTGAAGGCATTGAAGACATCATCAATGAGCGATGATGCCGCTATGCGAGTTTGGAAGAATATGAAGGCACTGCGCCAAGTAGCCGATACCTACGACAAGGATGTGGAGGAAGCGAAGCAGAGCTTGAAGGACGATAAGTTCGAGGAGATGCAGCGCAAGCTTCAGGAATGCCAGCAGTTGGAACAGAAGCACACCGATGATGGCTACGAATACACCAAGGAGGATTCCGCCAAGTTTGCGGAGGTCAATGAGTACTTCTTCAATCAGAAGCAGAAGACCGAAAAGTACTTCTCAGACCTTGCCAATGCCGAGGTAGAGGTAGCCATCGAGGCAGTTGACGAGAAGGAGTTGTTCAAGGCTGCTAAAGATTGCGGCTTGAAGTTCGCTGATATGGAGAGCCTTGAGGTTGTGATAGGATAAACACTGATAGCGTTAGAATTTGGTAAGGAAACCGTTCTAACGCTATTTTTGCAGCCGTCTACTTTCAGATTGTTACTTTAGCAAAGTTTAACTTTAAATTTTTGCTCAAAATAAATATTTTTGTGTAGTATTGTTTATTTTTGCAGCACTTTCCTTATTATTAAGAATGAGGAACTAAGAATAAATAATAAACAAAAAAAACAAAAGGAGAAGAATTTATGACTAAAGAGGAAGAAGATGAAGTCCATCGGTTAGTTCAATCAGTCGGTGTTGTACAGTTGTCAAGAGTAATGTTTAAGGACATGGACGTTAGCGAAATGATAAACGTCATTATCCTTGCAGGTAGAGGCTACAGCGTAAAGCTACTCACTTGGTTTAAGTATTATTGTGAAGTGATGTCTCTGTTTATCATGCTTTTTCATATTGCATGCATGGTAACATTTGCGTCTCATGAAAAAGAAATGTGCGTATGGTTTAAGGAGAATTGGGTATCGGCAGCATTTATCTATTTCTCAGTTTACATCCATCCGCTTGTGCTTATACTTGCTAGCAGATTCTTTTGGCTCTGCTACAGATGGCGTATTCCGATGATAATCTACCTATTTGGGATAAATGCTATCCATATTGTATACTGGAATGTTTTTACCACCAACGAAATGGTGGAATCTAATGTTGTAATACTTGTAATGACCATTATATTTTATGTATATGGTTTTGCCGATAAGTATTACTCAGGCAAGGGCTGTCAAAGTTTAATCTCTAGATTATAATGATATGGGAAAGTTATTTGGTTATCACACCTTGGGAGTGTTATTAAAATCGTTGTCTGACTCTTGCTTTCGAGCAGACGAGCAAGAGAAGAGAGGGGAGAAGGTAACTGCTTGCGGAATGAGCAGCGATGAGATAGAAGACCTTTGTGAGAACTATCTGCCGTATGCTCTCAACCCTATGTTGAGCACCGAGGAGGTCAAGGAGAAGCTTCACGTTTCTGATGCAACATTGAATAGAATGGTTGCTAGAGGTGACATTCCGAACGGAGAATGCAAAAAGCGAGGGCACACCCGATATTTTAAGAAGTGGGATATACTGCACTTCATTAAGAGTAAGAGAAAATAATAGTTGAACATGTAAGTATTCCTTACAAGTTGAGTAAGAGAGGTAAGTGGTTACCTCTCTTTTTTGTTTCAGTTTGCGTGAGTGACTGTTGTAAAAATTGCAACAGTCACTCTGACTTCCTTTTTTTTGTTTTTACATTTTCAAAAAGTCTTCTATATCTATGTACTCAATACCGAAATTCTCCGCACATTGTTTGTCGGAGTCCGAGAAGTCACCTTCTTTTCCGCTAGCATCACCTATCATTATCAGCTCACTTTTCTTCCAAGAAGAATACGACTCAAGCATTCCTGTATTTGGCTTTCTCATTTCTATCTCTGCATGCGATGGGCAATACATAGAGTTGACGAAGATATTTCGTCCGGTATGATTGCGAAGATATTTTTGCATAAAGCTTTCAATAGCCTTAATCTTGCCGATAAAATCCTGTTCGTCAACAAATTGAGGGATGCCTCCTTGGTTTGAGACTATTTCAACATAGTAAAGAGTAGGGAATGCATCTACAATCTTATCCAAAACCTCTTTACGGATTTTGAAATCTGTTACATCTGTAGGAAAGGTGTTTCCTGATATAGTTGTAATAATCGTGTCGTCTAAATCAATGAATAATACTTTTTTCTTGATTAAATATCCTTTTTCTGTCATAATTTTGCTTTTTTTCTATATTGATATATTAATATCTTTATCTACGAAAATTAAGTTTGTAAAACACAGTTGTTTCGGTGTGTCTCACCATTTTTATTACAATGCAAAGATACGACAAAAAAGATGGCTTTGCAAATAAATTAATGCAAATTTTAAAACGTTATCTGTTTTTAATGAAATCATTAACAATTCTCTCTATGGTGTCTTGCTTGATAGCTATAGGGGCATCACCTTGATATTCTATCACTTGGTTGCCGCATTCCTTCCAAAATAGGTTACTATTGATGCGTTCGCCATCTACCAAGATCCAATCCGGATGATGTTCAAACGAATGCATATTAGTTAGCGGAACGAGAATGAATAATTTATTCTCCATCTTGTTTACGAGTACCGACAAGTCATTATCATCAAATGTAATGATAACTCGATTTTCATTCTCAGATAGAACGTTAAAATCCTCATTAAAACGTTCATAAAGGTAATTTTTGATTTTCGAACAACTCATATTCTTGTAATTTTATAGGAGGGCAGATGGAAAAATCCAAGGTCTGCCCACCAAGTTAAACTTATAAGGAAATCTTCTATAATATCGACTGACAGAGCCATCCCATAAGATAGCATGGTTCTTCGCCTTGCATATCTATTCCCAGATGGTTGCATATATGTGCTACTACATGAAACATTTCATGTGTGAGACTATTTATATACTCACCTTCAGAAGTAGATTTGCAAATAAGCACAACACTTGTTTTCTTTGAAACATTTGTGTATGTCAATCCTTTGTTTGAAGAATCGGTTGAAATGTGGTCGTATGCATCCAATAATGGTTGCCCCTTACAATCAATGGAACTTAGTAAGTCCATAGCTTCGTCAACATCTTCTTGATTAGCTACATGACATACAATCACATTCCAATCGTATTTCTCCAAGTAAATTTCTTGTTTAATCATAATACATCATCCCATGGAATGCCGATACCATTATGGTTGCAATCGGCATAAAATCTATTGAAAATAAATCCGTCCGCTTGGTCTGGGTCATCCACCATATCCTTAATGAATTGAGCCAAAGCAGCTTCGTCCTTTAAAGAGGACTTAAAGAAATCGGCTCTAGCCATGTTTGCGACATAGACGAAATCGTAATTGTCGGCATTCTCCAACTTTACGTTATTGACTTTAAGAAGTTCCTCGACTGTATCTTTTTCTGTCGGTTCAACTTTTTCGAGCTTACCAGTCGTTGCGTTTGTCTTGCGCATTAAGGTAATAGCCCAATCGCACATCTTTTTATTGAAGTGCCAGCCATTGTAGCGAAGGTATGCAATCATCCCTTCAGGCTTCATATCGTATGCGTCAAGTGGTATTTTGTATCTTCCCATAATAAAAGCTTTTAAAGGAGGTGGAGATTTCTCCCCACCTCAAAGTGTAATACTAATAGCGATAACCGCCACCTCTGCGACCACCATGTCTTTCACCATAGCGGTCATCATCGTCATCCCAATTGTCTCGGTAATCCGGCATTGGGTTTCTGTGACCCATTCGTCCATACTTGTCATCCCCCATTTCATCAATGCAGTGCATGAGTTTACCACCATACTTAAGCATCTTCTCTACAAGTTCTGACATTTCATTTACCTTGTTTTCGGTAATTTCTATCATGTATCCCATAATGATTTACTTTTTTGTATTAACTTTTTCCAAAGCCACTGACAACATAGACTTAATATCGGTCAAAGTTCCCTTCATTCCGCTAACCTCGCTTTTGAGGTTATTGATGTCTTCTTCCTGTTGTCTGTCTTTGGCTATTTGTGGATTCAATACGGCACGCATCTTTGCGCACTCTTCCATAACCTTTTTGTGGTATGGCTCGCTTTCCACAATCTCCTTAGAATGCCGATACATAGCCTCAACTTCCGCATCCATAGCTTCACGGCTTTCAGAAACCACGAGGTTTTCCGAATTTGCAATTTGCATATTGGATGGGAGTTGTTTGAACTCCATTTGTTCATTAGGCAATTTTACGACAACATCAACGGTAGTCTCCATTGGTTGTGGGTTGAATTGCCCAGGAGTATATGTTGGGAACTTAGGTTGTGGGTTACTGACCGATACAACCTGTCCGATTTTAAGACTTGGGTTTTCACCCTTGTCAAGCACATAGAATATGCTGTTAGGTCGAAGTCCTTGAAACATAGCTTTGTAATGTTAATTGTTAAACAATACCCGTCATTAGCTGAAGGGTGTTAGTATCTCGCTCGAACCAAAACTGATAAACTCCAGTTCCTGCAATGTCGGCTACCGTCAAAGGATTGCCGTTGAACTTAGTTACAGCTTGGGTTACGCCATTGGTCTCGAAAAGGATTGGCAGCGTATTTGTCGTACCAGTCGGAATAGCTTGATATAGGTTCACAAAGATAGTTCCCCTATAGTTAGCATTCACGAAGGCGTGGTTTCTGAACGAGAAAACGACATTTTCGGTGTTCACCACCACGCCTGTAGATGCGATAGCTGCCGAGCCGTTACGATTAACCCATGCAAAAGGTCTCATCCATAACATAGCAGCCTCCTTTCCTAATTAACCCCAAAAGCTTGCATTGTTGACACCATTCAGACCATATAAGCCTGTTTGCCAAGCAACGCAATTTGGAACAGCAGTAAATGGACTGTAGCTGGTTGTAACAGTTGATGGAAGCTTACACTTGATACCATCTACCTCTTTTTGCAAGCCAGCCAACATAGCGTTGACAGGTGCCATAGCTTGACCTACAATCTGCGAAGTCATGGCAGAAGACTTATAAGTTCCATTCTCTTCACGAAGATGGTCTATCTTGTCCTGCATATCTCTGAGTTCTGCTTGGCGTTGGCCATTAACTACGGTCTGAGTACTATCTTTAATAGCATTCAAAATGTCGCATGTCTGACCTTTAGTTTCGAAAGCAACATTAGAAAAACCTCGTTCCTGACTTACGGCTACATTGTTGATGGCATTCTGCAAAGTGCCAGTCTGCTGACACATAGCCAACTTGACGTTTCCGTCCATAGCCGTAATATTGTTATTTACACGGCAGCAGCAGTCAGCGAGTTGTGATGCAATCTGCATGTTACCTTGCTGAAGAGCGTTGATGGTTTGCATTCCGCTCATACCTACTTGGTTGCCCACGTTCTGGACTTGGGTTGTCAAGGCAGAGATTGCTTGTTGAATCTGTCCTTCAGTACAATTGAGCTGAGTAGCGAGATTACTGAGTGCATTACGATTGCCACCGATAGCATCCATAAGCAAGGAACGACCATAGTCATTGTTGATTTCATTGGCAAGACCTGCGCCATTGCCACGGCCACCAAAGCCGAAACCATTACCGCCCCAACCACAGAAGCAAAGGATAAAGAGCAGCCAAATGAACCAAGAACCATCGCCATTGCCGAATCCGTTATTACCCTTCATCGCAAGAAGAACGTTTGGGTCAACGCCTCTCTGTTGGAGCAAAGGAGCTATCAAGCTCATCATTCCTCCATTGTTACCTGAACCCTCTGGATTAAAAACATAAGTTTTTGATGTCTCCATAAGAATAATCTTTTTGTGTTAAACCTTAATTAAACTAACTCTATGTAACGTTACGGCTGCAAAGTTACGAATAATAAGGATAAGATAAAATAACTCTATCAAACTTTCTTTTAATCACTAATAATCAAGTAGTTAAGGTGATAGGAGGTAATGTCATACTTCCGGATGCATGGAAATCAAAGGCTTGTTTGCAAATTCCGTTTGCAGAAAACGAAAAATGCAAACGGAAATTAAGCACGCACAAACTTGAAACCAAATTTTTCAGTATAGTATTCCTCTTTAGGGTGTCTTTTTGTCTCGGAGTCATAGCAGAGAATGAACGGCTCACCCTTAGAGTAGAAATAGTTATAAGACTTTCGCAAATACATCTTAGCATTCAAAGCCTTTGAGGAGAGCTTTCTTATCCTCAACTTTGTCTCTTGCGGCTTGCCCGACATAACTCTAAGTTCATCCATTTTGTATTGCATGTGAAGTTTTCTTCCTTTACTTGCATATCTTTCTTTATTCCAATAGTTTCTTAGAGACTTGTTTCGCTCTTTACGAATTCTATTTATCGTTTCTACATTGTGTTTTAAACCAAGCTTACTGACTTGTCCTAATATTGTAGATTGAGGAATATTCAACACTTCGGAAATTTCCCTTGCTGTCATCGTTTGGTACATGACGGAAATTTGGCTGATGGTTTCTTTACTCAACTTGTTGTCTATTTTTGTGCCACCTAAAATAGTGATATATTTATATAAGGTGTGTAGTGTAACACCAGCAGCCTTGGCTACTTCCTTTCGTGGGTAGTCATTGATGTGGACTTTAATATAGTCTATCTGTTCTTTTGTTAATCTTCTTGGCATTCTTCATCCTCCTCAAAAGAAAATCCATATTTGTTCTTATAGTATTCTTCATTCATCCTATGAGTATTCCGGTCATAACCTAAAATGTATGGCTCACCTTCGAAAGCGAAATATCCATGTTTTGTTATGAGATTGTACTTGGCATGATATGCTTTTATAGGCATATCCGCAAATTTGAATCTTGTCTGTTGCGGAATGCAGGATATAACTCTGAATTTCTCCATCTGCATGGTTCTTTGCCAGCTTTTTACCCTTTTACTTATTGTTGCTTTCTCATACGCTTTCTTTAAATTTGCCAAACTGTTCTTTTTAAGTCTTTCGATAGTTTCATTCGAATGAGTAAGCTTTAGTCTTTTTGCCGCCTTTCCTACTGTAGACGGATGACACCCTATAATCTCGGCAATCTCTTTGACTGAATGGTTGGTGTAAAGCTTTGCAATTTGTTCATCACGCTTCTTGTTGGGTTTCGGAACAGGTCTTTTATGTTCGATTTTACAATTGCAATCATGTAGAATCTTATACAAGAATTTCACGCTGACACCCATTCTTTGTGCCAACTTGTATCTTGGTCGTTCATTTATGTGCGCCTTAATGATGTCTATTGTATCTTGTTCTATTATCTTCATTTTTATTCAGTTTTTTATGGTGTGACTCACCTGTATTTGCAAAGGTAATGAGATTTTATTGATAGAGCAAATAATTTAATGTGTTATAACTTTGTTTAAGGAAATATTTAATTATTTGCACAAAAATTAATTGTGTAGTTTTCTGACTCGGCTATTTTCACATTATTATATATAAATAGCTATCTTTGCAACAAAAAACATAAGGAAATGACAGCGGAAACTATTCAATTAATACAGACGGGAATTAATCTTCTTTGCGCATCGGGAGTTATCTCCACGTTGCTGTATTATAATAGTAGAAAACGAAAGGAGGCGGCACTCGCATCACAGGAAGAGAATAAGACTATTTCATCATATGCCGATGAGTGGAAGGCTCTCTATGAACGTTCCAACGAGTCGGTCGTTAATCTTAATAGTAAAGTAGATGAATTGTATGAGGAAATCAATCAGTATCGTATTACCATACGCAATCTAAGGGATGAGAAGAACGATTTGAAGCTTACCTTGCATGAGGCACAATGGAACAGATGCATCAAGGATGGATGCCAACTTAGAACCCCACCAAGAAAGCGAGAATCCTTAGAAACGTTGGTTGAAAAGGAAGAAAATGAGATATATCGTGACAGGGAGGATTAAAATATGGTTAAGTATCTGAAATTACTCATACAAGTTAATAGCGGACATTCAAGCAAGGCATTCTTCTTAGTGTCCGTTACTCTGATAGGTCTCTTGATGCTCCTGGTTGTCTGCTTTATCTTAGTGTGGGAAGTGGTAACTTATGGGACTATCAAGACCGATTTGATGGGGTTAAGTGCATTTGTTGGTAGTGTGGCTAGTTTGTTCGTCACGGCTGGCATTACCAAGACTATAGGGGAACGTGGCGAACATCAAAGCGAAAAAGATAAATAGACTATGGCAGACTCAAGTATTTTAAAACCATTCATTCTCTCATTCGAGGGTGGATATTCTAACAAAAAGAGTGACAGGGGAGGCGCAACGATGAAAGGTGTGACCCTAGAGACGTTCCGTAAAGTTTATGGTGCTAGTAAGACCGCATCGGACTTGAAGAAGATAACCGATGAACAATGGCATCACATATTCAAGAAATATTATTGGGATGCTTGCAAGGCTGACCAAATCAACAACCAGTCAGTGGCTAATCTCTTGGTTGACTTTGCTTATAATAGTGGAGTAAGCAGAGCCGTACAAAAGATTCAAACTATCGTAGGAACAAAAGCTGATGGCATCATGGGTAATATGACCTTAGCTGCTATCAATTCATACAAACAAGGTCAATGGGCGTTGTTCGATAAGCTGAAGGTGTCACGAATTGCCTTTCTCAATGCGATTGTGAACAATGACCCAAAGCAAAGTGTGAACCTGCATGGATGGCTTCGCAGGGTTGGAAATATACAATACGGAAAGCTCGTATGTAATAACGGAAAGATAATCACTTGGTAATCTTACGAGACACAGGCTCAACTAAGGCATTAGTAAGACCATCATTCTTAATTGGGTGGTGGTTTTTTCTTCACTTTTGAAATTTTGAAAAAGAAAGAGTGGGCGAAGAAATCGTTCCTTTTGGTTTTATTTGTACCTTTGCACTCAAAAAGGAGGTTGATATGGAGCTTAGATTTGATTGGTGGCGTTGGCTCGTTACCATATTGGTAGGTTTCTTCATCATGCTGATGATGTACGGATGCCGGACAACAAGATATGTAGAAGTGGAAAAGGTGGTGCGAGACACTACTACTTACGCCCATTGGGACTCAATTATCAACGAAAGGGTCAAGCTTATTCAGGACAGCTTGCTATCTTATCATTGGGAGCAGACCGAAAAGCAGGTTAAGGATTCCACTTACATCAAGGATGATGTCAAGACAAGGGTAGATGAGAGTGGTAAGGTTCTAGGTAAGGATTCTACTCATATAGAGATTAGATACAGGGACAGCAAGGAACTATCCAAGGTTCGTGATAGCCTTATTCATTATAAGGAGATAGCAGAGCGAGCGAGTATATACAAGGCTCAGAGGGATAGCCTAAATAGAGAATTGAGTATCGCCCAGACCAAAAAGGAATATATTGAGAAAGACTTGGAGGGATGGGATTTGTTCTATTGGAAATTCGGTATGATTTCCTTTTGGGTCGTTTCCTTGATGCTGGTTACAATGATTTTCTTTATCACGGTAAAATATAAGAAAAAGTTATTTTATTAGGTTGGTTTTTAGTTATTAAGGTTTTAGATTGGTTTAAGGTAACAACTTATGGAGCAGCTGCCAGTGATGGTGGTTGCTCTTTTTTTTGTCTTGAAAATGCCTTAGAGTGTTAAATGTTAAATTTGCAAGCGGTTTAATGTATTTATAGTTTTGTATACGTAACTAAAATTGTGTTGTGTGTTAAAAATGCGCAATAAGAGCAGAAAAACACATTAAAACCCTTGCAGTTTGAAAATAAATTAGTATCTTTGCAGCGTGCTTTGTTGGTGCTGACACGCTTACAAGAATCAATAAGATTTTCCGTGGCGAAAGCCACATCACGATAATCCTTACCTAGATTTCGGTGTCAGACGAATGAAGGGTAAGGATTTCTTTTTAGAATCCTTGTTTTGAGTCGAAACATTCTTAGATTGCTCTAGGTTAGCAATGGGCAATAATTGTTGGAGTAGGCGAAACACAGATAAGTTAAACAAATAAGGAAACGGGTTATTATGCATCAGATTAGAATTGGTATCAAGCAAGCTAAAATTGCACTAGGCGATAAGAATCGCTTGGTGGGATTTTGTTTTGCCTTAAAGATAAAATTTCTATTCCGTGCATCAGACCTTCATTTTAGATCTACAAACCAAGCAGCTAAAGTGATGGGCTACAACAAGAAAGATTTCAAACAATATTTGGATTTATCAGTTAAATTTGGATATTGTAGAATTGAAACTAACAAGTTCGGTGTGAAGAGAATCATAGCGAACAGGTTGTATGACAGTTTCCAGTACAGCTACAAGACAAGACGATGCGAGATAACTAAACTGACCTTGCCTCAGTTGAGAAGTCTTTTGTGTGATGTCGTTGTGAGTAACAAAATCAATGTCATTGAAGATGTCTCCAATACGCATTGTAGAGCCGTCAATGGGAATACGATTAAAAGTGTACGTAGTGCCAAAAAAACGGAAGCTCGTATGTTGGAAAGACCATTCAATGAAAAGTACACAAGTTATTCATACACCAGCATGATGAAAGATACCTGTTCAACTAGATACCAAGTTGGGAAGACTATCAAGAAGCTTGTTAAGTCTGGTGCGGTAAAAAAAATAGTCCAATGTACAGAAGTCGGAATAGACGCATGTGCTTGTACTAACAATTGGCATTATTATGATGCGTTTGGAAATCTTATCATCATTTCGGCAAAATATCGAAAGGGTCAACTGCGATGCGCTAACAAATACAAAGTCCTAAAAAGCCAAGTATCTAAGTCGAAGAGTGGAACGAACCCAAAAATTATTGAGCGAAAGATGAAGTGGGTAAAAAATCGAACGTAATAATAGTAGACGAGAGAATCAATAAATAACCTGCACTCGTAAGGGAGTTTGTAAAGGTAAGGGGAATATACGAAGTATATTTCACTTACGTATAGTAAACTACTCGTATGTGTGTGAGGTTGATTAAAGAAACTAAGAAAAGAAAGAAGCTATGGGAGAAAGAAGACAAACGAAGGGGGATGAGCACAGAAGCGTTGCAAAGCCAACTTATGAAGAGTTTCCAATGTATTGCTCGATGGCAGGTTTTATGAAAGACAATCTAAAGTGGCTTTATGGTCGCTTCGATGATGTCGGATGGTTGCTTCCAAGTGGTAAAGTCCCTAAGAAATGGGAGGATTTGGTCAAGAAATGGAATTCCTTGAAAAATCCAAGCCAGACTTACCGCAAGCATGGTTTCAAGTTCAAGACCAAGGAAGAGAAGATGCACGACTGCTACGAAGTGTGGACAGATGGTTCTGCAGTACTGAGGACTGATACCAAGCGAAGAAAGTTCACTGGTGGTGCTGCCTATGTGATTTTACACGAAGGCAAGGTATATAAGCAGGGAAACTACGGAACTATAGACACGACAATTAGCCGTATGGAGCTTTTGGCTATCATCTGTGGTGTTGGTCATTGCCCACAAGGTGCGGTTGTGACGGTTCATAGTGATAGCCAATATGCACTTAAAACTTTGAGCGGTGTTTATTCTGCACACAAGAACTTAGATTTGATGGAGAAGTTTAGAAAACATTCCGCTCATGTAGCACACATCACTTGGCGCAAGGTGAAGAGCCATTCGGGAGTTGAATATAACGAGCTTTGCGACAGATTGGCAAACGAAGGTAGAATAGCTGCCGAGATTAAGGCAGGGTTAAGAGTTAATTCAAAAGCTTAGAGAAATGAAGATACGGACATTCGAACTATGTGCCGGATATGACTCTCAACTGATGGCTTTGGAGCGACTGAAGAAGAAACATTCTGATTTCGATTACGAGTGCATCGGATGGTCTGAGATAGAGCCAAGCGCAATAACATTGCATAACGCTTGTTTTCCTAGTCTGTCCGGCAAGAACTTTGGTGATATGACCAAGATAGATTGGAGCAAGGTTGCTGACTTTGACTTGTTGACATACTCAACACCTTGCCAGTCTGTTTCGCAAGCCGGAAAGCAGAAAGGAATAGAGGAGGGAAGCAATACACGTTCCTCTATCCTTTGGTTTACAAGAAACGCCATTATTACCAAGAGGCCGAAATACCTCTTAATGGAGAATGTAGAGGCTTTGGTTCAAACAAAGTTTATCGGGTTCTTCAACAAGTGGCGCAAGGAGTTGGAATCCTACGGATATGTTAACTATGCTAAGGTGGTAAATGCAGCCGACTGCGGTGTTCCTCAGAACAGAAAGCGTGTCTTCATGCTCTCTATACGAAATGATGGTGATAAGATAGATTATCATTTTCCGAGAAAGACAAAGCTGAAGAAACATTTGGTAGATGTCTTGGAGGAAAATGTGGACGAAAAGTACTTTATGAGCGATGCTCTGCTATGTAAAGAGAAATTTGTGTCAAATGAATGGAAAGAGCCTATGAGTGCAGCTATAAGAACTCGCTCTGAAGGGAAGTGGATAAAAGGCGAAATACATAGTCCAAAGGTCGAGCTTGGAAAGAATATAGCCAATACCATTACATCTGCGAGCAAGGACTCCTTGGTTGTGCTTGGAGAGACAAGGTTGCGCATTAGGCGTTTGACTCCGAGAGAACTCTTCCGCTTAATGAACGTTGACGAAGAATATATAGACAAGATGCTTGAAAGTGGAGTGTCGAAGTCAAGTCTTCAAAAGGCTGCTGGAAATTCTATAGTCGTAGCATGCATGGAGAGAATATTCAAGGAACTTTGGTTTTCTGAGAGTAATGTTAAGGTCGCTGATGATGGTCAGCTATGCTTATTTTAAATATTGACGATATGATGTTTTTAAATATTAACGAGAAAAAGGAGAAAGCAAATGCTATCTCATACAAGATAGATGAGTACATCTGGGGACGAAAGGATTTTGTTACCGATTGCCCCTATGGTGAGAAAGGCAGATACACCAATGCAATTAATAAAGTTGGTGATTTGGGGTGTAATACTTGCGAATGGCAGGTAAGACATGACCCAAGTACGCAAGTTGTGATGTGCTCCCATCCAAAGGTGTAGAAGAGCGAGATTAATAAACTTTTTAAGGATATGTGATATGGATAAGGAGAAATTAAAGAATGATTACGAGAATGCTTGCAATGCTTACTTGAAGGCATTCTGTGAGAAGCATGAATTTTACGGATTAGATAATCCGGAGACATTTTGGATAGGTGACCAAGTTGGAGGAATAGCTAATTGTGGCGATTTGACTTTCGATATGGCTACTATTGTAACAGATATTGAAAAGGAAGCTCCCGAAGAAGAGTTGTTGAAGTGGTACGATTATACTATTGAAGCTAGAGAGTTCAATTTGCCTGTTCCAAACTTCGACCATTGGCTTATGGGGTGTCCTATAACACCAAGTAAATGGTTCGAGATTATGCGAGCAAAGCGCAAGGAATTTGAGGACTTGTTGAAACAAGAAAATGAAAGGTTGAAAAATGGAAAGAAGTAATCTTTTTAATCATTTGTTGAGGATATTTGATGAAGGTCTCAGTATGAAGACTACCGAACTTGAATATGGTACACTTGAAGTTACTGTAGAGAATCGAAGCCAAGACAAGAAAATCACATTCTTAGCAAAGGGTATGGAGGATGCCAATCAGAAAGCAGCGGAATGGCAGGTTGGACAAATGCTCTTGAATTGCGATGATTTCGAGGAGATTGTTATGTTCTTGGCTCAAAGAAAGAAACTTAAAAAGGAAATGTCAAATGGATAAGAATTTTAGAAGTTGTTTTTGTTGCGTCCATTTCTTGGTAATACAAAATACAAGTATAGGAAATATTTTGAAATGCAAGAAAGGTAGCACTACGAAAGTACAAGGGAAGCGAGTGACAGAAATCGCTGCAAGATGCAAAAATTACAAAGCGTGCGGCACACGTTAAAGAACATAGTAAGATAAAATTAAGGATAAAGGTAATTGGCCGCATGAGTATTTGAGAAAGAGAAAAATGTAAAAAGTTTAAAATAAATGGTAGAAACTATATTAAACAATTAAAATACATTAATAATATAAAGAAACACATTAAAACGCTTGCATGTTTCGAATATTCTTTGTATCTTTGCATTGCAATTAAGAAATAAAGGTTATTAATTTGAAAAGGTGAGACACACCATAAAAACTGGGAATGATGACAAAAAAGGAAATAATAAAACAATGGTTGGATGAGCCGAAAGTGAGATATTGTAATAATTCTAATTTCACTTTGGGTTATGGTGATGGCTGGGATTGGGTTAAAGATGTTCTACGACCAGCTATCACGAAGAACGCTATGTTTCTCAGATTCTTGGAGTATGGTTTCCGTGAGATAGAAGAGTTTTTGAAATCAAAAACCGGAAAACCGAGCGAAGAGGATTGTTCCTTGTATTCTGTTGGATATAAGGATGGTGTCAATGATGCCATGATTGCAATTAAGAATAGATTTGAAAATTTAAAATAGGAGGTTAAATGGATTTAGGAAAGGCGATTAAGACAATGAGGGTAAGCAAGGGCTTGACCCAACGACAACTTGGTAAGGCTATCGGTTGTAGTGAGACAAATATGTTGTTTATGGAGACCGGAAGAACGTTTCCACGTAAGAGTAAGATTGATGCAATATGCAAGGTATTGGAGATTCCGATGTCTTATTTGTTGATGTTCTCTATTACACCGGATGATATTCCGGAAGATAAGCAGAGTTTGTATACAAGCATCGTTGAGCCGATGCGTAACGAATTTATTAGGGAGTTGTTGCGATGAAGAGATGCTATTATTTTGTGGCTAAGTATGTCAAGAATGGCATAACACGTACATGTACAGGTACACAAGAGACGATTGATGGCTATTTTGATTTCGTCAGTGCTGGAAATTTTATAGCACAGAAACATAATGTTGATTCAAAAGACGTAATTGTAACTTTTTGGTCTGAGATTAATTCAGTAATGTTAGATAAATATAAAAAGCATTAGAAAGCATAAAAAATGGTTGAATTCGAGTATGAAGGCAGTATCATTTGGAAAAATTACGATTTCCATTTTATGCCTTGTGTAGGTGATAAAGTCGTGATTAACAATCTTACATACAAGATTAAGTCTCGTGTGTTCAAGTGCCAAGGAAAGACAGTTAAAGTTGTTTTAAAAAAGGTTGATAATGAAAATACGAATAGTTAAATATGTTTGTGCCGATGGAGTAGAAAGAGGTATCTTGGAGTACCGTAACCATTGGTGGGAGAAGTGGGAGCCATTGCATCAGGACGGAAAGCTGGCTTATGTTTCATATATGGGAACGAAACCATATAAGTCATTGCAGGAAGAGTGCTTTGATGTACTTGGATTGAATGAAGAACAGATAAAGGTGCGTGAACAGATGTCCCGTTATATCTTGGATGCAGAAGAGGTATATGTTGGTGTTAGAATAGGCAACGAATATCATATGGGCTATGATGTTGATAATGATGAGAGTCTTGAAACGCTTAGAAATTTGGAGGAATAGTTATGATCGGAAAGATTTTTTCGGTTAATACCGATATTGTATATCGTAGAGAGGAGAGTTTGAATCTCTTCGAAGGCAAGAAAAAACTTGATAAGGTGGTGTCTGGTCGGGTATTCAAGGAACAAATCAAGTTGCTTGGTTTTACCATCAGGACAAAGTATTTTTATCAGATTTGCTGTCCACAAGTCAATATGAATGATACCCATGAGGTTATTGTATTGAATAAGGTCGAGGATTTGGTAAGGACAGAGTGCTATAACAAGGTTGTTGAATATTCTAATAGAAAACATCATGCCTAGTGTTAATTGTTTCAGAAGAGTTCTGTTAGATGTCGGTGGCAAGAAGATAATTATCAGTGTGCCGCATGGAATGACCGAAACCGAAGTAAACAAGGTTATGATTGTTACTAGAGGTTATCTTCAGCAATATGTCTATGTTGAAATGGTGTTGGCAGAGTGCTTCATGCAGAAAATCGAAAAGAGTATTCTGAAGAAGAAATGCGTTAGGTTTGAAGTGAAGAAGAAGTGGGTGGACTGCAAGAAGAACCTTCGCAAGGCGATTAAGTATTATGACGCTTATGTTCCTAATGCAGATTTCAATAACGAATTCGCAATGACGTTCTATGACAAGATTAGTGAAGACTTGTACAAGTTGCGAGATAAGCTTGCGGTGAGGTTACATAACTTAGGAATTGGTGAAAAATCGGGAGTCTATGCGAATGCAATCATCCTTTATAATCTCACCAACCTTTGTCTGGGAACTTATGAGAATATCATCCGTAAGCTGTTTGAAGAATTGCACGTTAACTTAATGCAAGCGTTCAAGGATTTTGCCCCAATACTTGCTTTTGAAAACTCCTATGACTTCATGGCGTTAGTGATGGATAAGGATTTCGAGAGACTGGCAGACCATTTGATGACTAAAGAAATTCTTTCTTATTTCGACAAAGTAAGAAAAGGTTTATTTAATGAACAGACCTTGAACGAGGCTTCTATTAATGCTACAGAGGATTTGACAGACGAAGAAAAGAGTTCGCAAAGGGCTTACATCGGAATAAGTGACTTTATGAAGAGTGACTATCCTTTGGAAAGAACAACAACCAAGAAAGTTAGCTAATGAAGATAGAGTCAAGCGATTTTTTGCCTATAGGTAATGAATTTCAGAAAATCTTCGGAGTAAGCTTTGGAAAGTTCGTTGATATGCGGTTTCTTTTAGCAAGAAAAGAGTTGATCTTCAATTTGCTGAAGTTCACAGATTGGCTTGAAGAGTGCTATCCGGATGAGTGTTTCATTGATGGAGTGAGTTATAATGAGGTAGTCGAGCGAAAGTTTGGCAACCGAGGTGTTAAAGTTATAAAGAAGCTATTGAAATGAAATAGCCACGAGTCAAAGCCGTGTGCGTGGGGGCAGGATAATAAACTTAGGAGTCGCACGGCTTTATTTGAATGTTTCATAACTACAAATAGCCTATCGCTAATGGTTGTTCCCTTGGGCAGGGGAGATAGTTAATACCGCATCGTAAGATGTGAACACTTAAAATTTGCCGACAACCATTGGCACTTTAATTATAAAACAGGTGAAAGTTCTTGCCGATTTCCTTGCATATATGAAAGAAATTTCGTATCTTTGCAAGTGGATTTCGGTGAGACACACCTTTCAAAAACTGGTTAAAATTTAAGAATATGATTTCATACAAGTACAAGCTATATCGGACGAAGAAGACGAAGCATTTGGATAAGATGCTCCGTGAGGCTTGCTATGTTTGGAATCACGCTCTTGCCTTGCAGAAGAGATACTATAAGCTGTATCACAAGTACATTCCAAGATTTACTATGTATAAGCATTTCTCTAAGTGTTATAAACCAACATTGCTTAATTGTCAAACAGTTAGGGAGGTGTTGGATAGATTGGATATATCTTACAAGCGTTTCTTCAAGCATGATGCGAAGCGTCCACCAAAATTTAAGAAAGCAATAGAATTTGGTTCATTTGCCTTTCAACAAAATGGCTATTCCCTTAGTGGAAACGAGTTTGTGATAAACAAGATAAAGAAGTCATTTAAGTTCTCTCTGAGCCGTCCCTACGATGGCAAGGTCAAGAGGGTGTCGGTCAAGCGAAACAAGTTGGGCGAGTACTTTATCGTCCTTTGCTTAGACAAGCAAGCCGAGTCTTACGGAAAGTCACATGATGGTGCATCCGTGGGCATCGACTTTGGATTGAAGAAGTACATGACTTTGAGCGATGGGCGTGAGATTGATAATCCTCAGTTCCTTAAAACTGACTTGTTGGAGCTTAGACGCAGGTCTCGCAACCTCTCGAAGTTCAAGAAGGGCAGCAACAACCGCAAACGCAAGAAGTTGGAGTTGGAGCGATTGTATCGAAACATCGTGAACAAGCGTTCCGATTTCCAATGGAAGATGGCGCATGAGTTGTGCAAGCGTTATGACTTGATTTGCTTGGAGGATTTGAACTTGGAGGGAATGAAGCGTAATTGGGGACGCAAGATGTCTGACTTGGCTCATGGTGATTTTGTCTTGAAGTTGGAACACGTTGCGAAAAAATATGGCGTTCAGGTTCATAAGATTGACCGATTCTTCCCTTCGAGCCGCCTTTGTAGTTGTGGTTATAAGAATGATAAGCTGTCATTGGGTGATAGGATTTGGACTTGTCCTATTTGTGGTGCAGTCCATCCTAGAGACCTCTTCGCAGCTGAGAATATACTTCGGCAGGGCATTGCCGAATTGGGTAGTGGTAGTAAGCCGTCCGAGCAATCGCAAGGGTGCAGCCACGTTAGTCACCCAACAATTCCTTGCAAGTAGCGAGGGAGTATGTCAACAAACCAGGTCACTGGGGAGGAATTGACACCAACAAGGGTTTAAATCCCTTGTCATCCACTAATTTTAAAAGGTTAAATTATGAATGAGTATTGTGAGAATTTGATTTCAAATGGAGTTCCTAGCTGGATAGTAGAGGAGGCTTATAAATTTACAATTGAGCCTTTGAAATCAACAGAAGGCTTGGTAGGAATTGATAAGGAAAATAGTGAGCTATATAGAAATGTCATTATCGCAGCCTACATTGAGGGTGCTAGTGCTACATTGGTAAAAGTGCAAAGATATTATGGCGGTGAGGAACATAGTTAGACAATGGAACGAGGCAACAGAAGGATATTCGTACCGCTTTAAAGGTGGAGATATTTTCCTCCGGTTGGTTAAGGCTGAAGGCAGTTATGAATTGCGTAACCCTATAGGTTATGGTGTTCAAGTAGTCAAATGCAAAGACTTGGATGAAGCAGATACAAAAGCCAAGGAAGTGCTAGAAGCGTTTTTTGAAGACAAAGTAAACATAAAAGTTATTTGATTATGGACTTAGAAATGTTGATTGATAAGATAGACTTTAGTCAAGGTGCAAGGCAGATAGCCAAGCAAGCCTTGGAGTTGGGAATGAAATATCAAAAGGAAGGTGCTTGGCATTCGGTTGAAGAATTGCCGGAGTACAACAGACGCATTGTCGGTCTGACTAAGGTTCGTAAGCGTTTCAAGCATCTGAATTTCTTAGGCGAGGAATGGTGGAATAGGTTCACGAAATCAAACGCCATCTATAAATGGGCTTATGTGGATGATTTGATATGATAGTAATCGTAGAAATCCATAATGCTATTTTGTTTTAAAGGTTTGCCCCATCACTATATATAATAATGTAGTGGTGGGGATTTTTGTGTTAACGTCAGTAAATTATCGGTGTTATATGTTATGATATATTAAAGAATGAAAGAAACACATTAAAAAGTTTGCATATTTCGGATATTCTTTGTATCTTTGCATTGTAATTAAGAAACAAGGTTACTAATTTTAAAAAGGTGAGACACACCACAAAAACTGTAAGAAGAAAGTGGAAAAGAATAATGTTTATGTAGAGGTGTTGGCAAAGATTGCCAGCCTCATGGGTAGAACAAAGGAGTCTATCCAGATGTCGTCTTCAAATACTCATACGAGTATTACGATGTTTGCCGAAAATAATAGCAAGATTATTGGAAATTGGTATTTTGATGCTTCCGATAGCAAGGAGTTGGTGGATGCTACCTTCAATGGTCTGAAGGCTTTGGTTGAGTCTCTTGAGCACAATAAGAGCAATGACGGACAAGCAGCGTAAGTACATAGAAAGTCTTATCAAGAAAGTGTTTCGTAATGCAGATTCGCAGAGCGAAATACTTTCCAGATTGGATAGGGTTAAGATTTCAAGCCAACAAGCTTCAGTAATGATACATGCATTGAAGTTAGAGTGCAACATCGGTCGCTCTGTTCCGGCATATATGTTAATGGCAAACAATCTAAATCCAAAAATGGATGAGTTCTTTAGTATATTAGGGTACGATGAATGACGTATTCTTCAAGAAGAAAAGAAGTTGATATGAAAAAGGTAATTATGATAATAGCCGTTGCCGCCATTTTGGTAGGTTGCAAAGGTAAGGGTACAAGAGTCCAAATCTCGGATTCTGTTGACAAACTCAATGTCGAGAAATTGTTTGTTGTTGATAGTATAACAGTGTACAGGTTTTATGACCAAGGAAATGCTATCTATTTCACTAACCGGAAAGGTAGGGTAGATGCAACCCATTCTGAGTACAATTCGGTTACTCATACATACAATGACGAGGTTAACGAAACTTTATGTGAAGGAGACTAAAAAATGGAAAAGAGATTAACTAAGGAAGAGTTCCTTAAGGACTTATGGCATACTGCTAGCGAAAAGCCAAACATTAAGCAAGGAGAATGTTGCGTTACATGTTTGGTTAAGTTCAAAAACGGAAGTACGGAATTATGTGTATATTTCCGTAATCCAGAAGGATGGGTATGTGATGATATGACTCCTAAAGATTTTAAAAGATATTTTAAGGGATGGCTCTATATTGATGATTTACTTCCAAAGGAAGGAGGTAATCAATGAAATCATTTGTATTTGATGTTATGCTCAACGGAAGATTTGTCTGCACATTGAAGTATAAATATTGTGCGCTCTTCCCGATAGATTTTGAAGATTTAACAAAGTTCATCCTCAAAAAGAGACCCACTTTGAGAGGAAAGGACTATAGAATAGTGTTTTGATTATGAAAGAGTTTGAAGTTGGAGAAAGAGTAACTCTTGAAGTTACTGAGACTGATAAAGAATCTTGCAAAGGGTGCTTCTTTGATAGTAAGAAGTTTTGTGAAGTATGGCAGCTATACCCTTGTAGCATCAAAGAACGCTCAGACCATAAAAATGTAATTTTTAAAGAAGTTAAGGAGTAAAGAGATATGTTATACGAAACAAAACAGGGAAGTAACGCTTATGAATACATTAAAGGTATTCTCGATGCTGAAGAGAAAGAGTATCAAGCCTACAAGAAAAGAGTGGAAGAAGCCGTAGGCTTCGAGTTTGAAAAATATCAGGGCTATCAGCCTAACAGAACTCTCACAAGAGAGTACGAGATTACCGCTATATGGGTTCTTTCTGAGCGTTACGATACGCTAGATAAGAAGGTGTGGAAGAAGATAGACGGTGTAAAATTGGAAGACGGTTACTATGTAGCTATTGCGCCTAACAAGCGTTGTAAGCAAGGCAAGGCAATAGCCTCCGTTCTTCTCTCCTATAAATCAGTTGCTAACCATTTCAAGGTAATGAAGGAACTGAATATAGAAGTCCCTCAAGTTAGCCGTTTCTCTATTACTCAGCTCCTCCGTCACAAAGACCGCATTTTCGTTTACTTTGATGACAGCATCCGAGCCGAGAAGCACAACTCTGATTTCAAGGAAATCACGATAGGTGAGTATGAGGATTTCATTAATAGCAAAGATTAAAGCGAATGGAACAGAAATATATAGTTGGTGATGTTGTTATGTATCACAACAAAATCATGGTTGTTAAAGAGCCTAGAGACGAAAGTCACTTTGACTTGTCTTGCCCTAAAGAAGGGTTAGTATATTGTCTTGTTGATGTTAATGAGATAAAGCCAGTAAGTCTTACTATTGCCATATTGGAAAAGAATGGATGGAGTAAGGGACAAATATACTTTAGGCATAGTCGTATTCCAAGAATTAAACTTTGCACAGACGGCGGTATTAGTTGGTCTGTTTCAATAAATAATGATATTATGGGAGGGTATATCAATTACGTTCACGAGTTACAGCATATCCTATTTGCTTTTAAAATCAACTTAGAAATGGAGGTGTAGGTGTATGAAGCTAGTTATCGAACCAATGAATGCGCTACCTTGCCGTACAGAGGTATTCACTATCAATGGAAAAAGTGCTGAACAAAATGATTTTGGTGATACATATGACCATCATCATGAAGATGCAGAGCCTTATGCTTGTGCCGATATGCACTTTGACCCAAAGCCTCCAACAAAGGAAGTACTAAACCGCTATAATATAACGGAAGAAGAATATTATAACATCTGCAACGAATTGGAATGCAAACTATGCGTAGGTAGTTGCGGATGGTGTATTTAATAGATTTTAGAATAAATAATATAAGCAATGACAAAGGAAGAAATATTGGAAAAGGCATCCGATTTTGAGGATGAAGATGAGTTCGTGAAGTGTGATAGATTGCCGTTCACTGAGGAATGGTGGCTTTTACATCAGCTAGTGTATATTGGCTTGTCTTGTACCTATACAGGTCGTGGTTATATAATTGAGAAACTTAAAGATTAGTAAAATGGAAGCAAATGATTATTAGAAAGCCATGCAAGCTATGGACGAATTGGATAGACTTGTAACTAGTGTTTATCCGGATAAGTTCAAGTTGGTCTGCAAGAAGCATGGAATAGATGAATGCGAGGCGATGAACATGTATTCGTACTTGCAAAAGATGCATAAAGGTCAGTCTTGGCTAGTTAGATACAAGCCATTGGAATATCTAGAGCGTGTATTAACACTAGCCAAAGAAGCTTATGCGTCTTACATGAACAACGGCTTGATTCTAAGTATGGTCAATTTTGGTGATAAGTACACAAGAATACTTGTAATATTTGAGAAAGATGGCGTAAGAAGCCAACAAGAATTTGACCTTAGAGAGCAAAGAACATATGTTGATATAGCGGACTTTATTGGAAATGGTTACTCCATCGTATCTGTTATCCGTCAGTCTGACAATGTTGATAGCGAAAAATTTGTTGGAGAAAAGGATGAGCGAAGTCATAGTATTCCTATTTACGATGGTGATGTAATGCTTTGTTACGTGAATAAACCGGAATTTTGGAGTTCCGATTGGCGTAATAGCGGACTTTATATTTGTGAGAACGGCTCATATCATAGATTGCTATACACCCCGAATAAGGGGTACGTAAGACATGGAGAGCCTGATGTAGATGAAGACTTCACCCTTGATATTGGGGAAGAATCCTTCAATAGTTATGTTATGACTTTAAGCCAGTCTTGGTATAAGTTGGGTAATGTTCATGCAGGTATAGGCTTTTTGAAGGAGAAAGAATAGAAGAGTAAAAGGAGAGGAATATCATTTCCCCTCCTTTGCCCTAATCTCCAGCTCGATAGGCTTGCCGCAATGGGGGCAGATGATAGCCGGATGCGATAAGGTTTCACCATCAATAGCAAGGAAACTAGATGGCGAGCAACCACAAATACTAGCTATTTGTTCTACTTTCGCAAATGAAATTGAGCCATTATTGATTTGTTGCGATAAAGCTGATTGGGTAATACCTAACTTTTCAGCTACAGATGAAATGGTTTGCCCATGACTCCTAATTATTTTCTTTAAGTCCATACCTTATTATATATAAGTGAATACTAATATTTATTATGCTGCAAAGATAGCTTATTTTTTTTTAACTGCCAAAGAAAAAGAGTTAAATATTAGAATTAGCTAATAATTAGTGAATAAATGTTTAGAAATAGCTTATAAGTGTTAAATAAGTGGTAATATTAGAAATTTCTTATAGAAATATTTGGTAATATTAGAAAAAACTACTATCTTTGCAATGTCTTTAAGAGATAAAGGCTTTAAAGTTTAACTATTAATTGCTGCTATGCAGCCGAGTCGGCACTCGTAAAACGGTTTGAGGATATGACTACTTCAATTAAGAACAAGATGAGAAAGGTAATGCAGTTAGCACATAGAGCCTATCAGTTGAAATCAAGTTCAATGTCTTGGGTTGAGTGCTTGAAACAGGCTTGGCAGGTTGTAAAGCTTGAGTCAGCGATGAAGACCAAGGTAGTAGAGTTCTTCTTTATGAAGATGAATGGTGAGGTAAGACAAGCCTTTGGTACTCTCCTTCAGAGCCACATTGACTATACTCCAAATGGTACAGGGCATGCAGCATCAAGAGATTGCATCCGCTATTGGGATGAAGCAAAGGGCGCATGGAGACAATTCAAGGCTTACAACTTCTTGCGAGTTGCATAAAGATATATTCACGTTCTAAGGTGTTTGGCGAGGCTTAATAGGGGGTGTGCCTTTAAACACCCCTTTAGTTTAGGACTTTTAAAGTATTTGAGATATGGAGACAATTGCTAAGTGTTTGAAAGAAGTGTTCTACAAAGGGCATCATATTACCAAGGTGGAGGACGTATTCGGTCAGGTTGCCGTTCGCATTGATAATGTTGTTGAACCAGACTATGCTAGCATAGCCGATGCAAAACGAGTAATCAATGGTAAAGCCCCTAAGTGGTTTAATGATGGCTATATGTGGGACGAAGCCAGCAAGAAGGTCGTAAAAGACCCTAACGCTTTCCGATGGGAGGAGTAAGAAAAGATAAGGTAAAGAACTTAATACAATTGATTATGGAAAAGTTTAATGATGGCAATTATGTATTCGAGATAACAAACGAGTTTCCGGATGGCTATGAGATTTGGGCGATTGGTCGAAGAAATTTCAAGCACAAAGGCTACGTACCATTGTGTGAGGTCGATGAGAGCCGCTACGTCAAAAGAGATACCTTGAAGGCTTTGAAAGTCAAGGATGAAGCATTAGCTTTGACTTTGCTCTATGAAGCCGTTAAACGAGGTGTTAATAAGAAGAAGTATAACAAAATGATTAATGCATAAGAAAATGGATGAGAATTTTCTGAATGTGCTCTATATCGAGCATACAGATAAAATAGGCGTTCTAAAGGACGATAAGGAAGAAAGGGTATCAATTATCCTTGGGACGGACAAAACGCTTGTAGAACGCAAAAGAGAGGGCAAAACGTACCTTCTTGTACCATTGACAAAGAACCATACTTTCAAGTGCAATGGCGATAGCTTGGAGGTTGATGGCAAGATTATCCCTAGCAAGGTATTTTTCCGCAAGGATGCTTGCCAATGGATTGAGATTGATGAAGAAACATTATCTAAGGTTGCGTAATAAATAAGGAGTTTAAGCTATGAAAGTATATGTAGTAATTTCTTCATACCAACATGGATTAGGTGAAGCTGTAGAAACTGATGCAGAAGTCTTCGATACCAGAGATAAGGCTAGAAAGGCGATAAGGCACAAAGGAATGAACACTTTGGAGAATTACAAGCGAGTTTTGAATTGCGATGATTATCTATACAATATCTCAGATTCTTTCTTTCATATCTCAGACAGCGAAGGAGAGACGTGGGATAATTTTGATATTGTAGAACGAGAAGTAAAGTAATAAGACTATGGATATTAAGATTATCAAAGACATCTTAGATGATGCAAAGGAGTGCGGTTGCATTGCAGGAATTTCACTCTCTAATGGGCAGTTACCTCATGCAAACTTTAGCAAATCAAAGTTATTTGATTTTACTGCCGATGTTCTTTATAACAAAAAAAAGCATTTGATAACTATACTTGGTGAGAACGGAAACAGAGATTACATTGATAGTGACTCTATCATACGTATCTTTATTAGAGAAGGTGTTTAACAATTAATTATAGGAGAATATGGATGCAGGTCATGTGAATGTGATATTAGGCGAAGCCGAGGACAAAGGTCTTAGAGGAAGTATCAACTTGGTAGGTGGAGCAAAAATAAGTTTCGACTTCAATAGTGTTGGTGGTGAAACCTCTTTCAATTGCAATACAAAGAACAGAACACTTATGATTGGAAGTGGAAGTACAGTAGTGTTTACACGTAAATATATTGATTGTAGCTCTATCCAGTATATTGAAGTGTTTGAACGTACAAACTAATTATAGGAGACAAGAATATGAATGTACTAGACTATTATGAGGTTGTCACCTCAAAGATTTTCAAGTTGGAAAGCATGAACGAGGGGCTTGTATTGATAGCACCGGAGCAGGAGGTGGATGGAGTCCGTTCCTTGATGGTGGGATTATATGTGCCAGAGCATGAACGATACAAGATGTATACTTTCCGTTCCTCTATGAACGAGGGTGAACTAAGTGACAAGTACAAGGCAATGGTCTGCACGATGGATGTTCTTAAACCGGATTGGGATAGAATAAGAAAGAAAAGACGGAAGAGGTTCTAACCTCTTACCGTCTGTAGGATGCAAGCTATTTCAAGATTATTTTTAGAAAACATGAAAATAAATTAGAGTTTCCTTGTATTTCTCGAAGGTTTTTGTTACCTTTGCGGATGCAAATAATAAAACAATGAGCTTATGAAAGTATTATCAATTCGTCAGCCGTATGCTTGGTTAATTGCTATCGGCTGCAAGACCATTGAGAACAGAACATGGAATAGAAAGTTCCGTGGTCGTTTCCTTATTCATGCTAGCCAAGCCAAACCCGAAAAACTTGACGGATGGCAGGAGAGCGCAATGAAGAAATATTGCCAAGAGCATGGTATTGTTATTCCAGACTTCAAAGACTTGCCAACGTCAGCCATTATCGGCAGCGTAGAGTTGGATGATATTCAATTCCATGAGGCTTATCCGGATGCATTTGCTGAAGATTTCCAATATCATTGGTTCTTGAAGAATGCTAAATTGTTTGATAAGCAGAACAAAGAAGATGCTATTAGTGATTTCATCGCCCTAATAAAACAAGGTGGTGAGTTGTATTCCGCATCGTCCATCGCTGAGGCTAGGGTCGTGTTGGATAAACTAGAAAGTGTTAATTAACGTGGGGTCTTCCCTACAAAGTTCAATAATTAAAAATATGTGATTATGAAGAAGTTTTTATTTATGGCAATTATGATGATGTTTATTACATTGTCATCAATAGCACAAGAAGTAAAGTTTCACTTTAATTCGAACTTTAAGTTTGTAACGGATGACGAAAAGGAATTTGTTGTTATTCCTATGGATGGTTATTCGCAGGATAGTTTGTTTCGTGCAGTATCTTCGTATTTGGATAGAAAATATACTTCTAAGACAAATGAGATTACAAAATTTGGAAACGAGCAAGTTACATTGAGCGCATTTATTACTGATGCTTATTATGAGAAAGTAATGGGGCTTCCTTTAAGAAAACATATGATTTGCACCTATTCATTTAATTTCAAAGATGGAAAGTTTCGTGTAAATGCACCAGTGGTCAATAAAGTTATAACTGGTGCTCCAACGGAATTACCTCATAGTTTTGCCGGAGATTGTAGTAACTACTTTAAGAACGGAAAGTTGAATCCTAAGAAAGAACGTTTATATAATGCAATTAATGACCGCATTAATTATATTTTAAATGATATTTTAAAAAGCTCTTTTGCAAAGTCGGAGTCTGATGAATGGTAAAATTTCAACGGAATTACAGGCTGTCGTGATTTGATGGTCTTTATATATAGAAGAAAATAAGTAAGAAATGAGCCTTCTGCATGTGAATGTGGAAGGCTTTTTTAGTATCTATACCTTAATTTTTGCACTTAAATCTTTTGTGAAATAGCACACATTAATTCTTTCGTTGCTCCTTTGAATATTAGCTAATTTTGCCAATAAAAACATATAAGGATGGCACAGCTAGAATTTAACATCAAAGCGAATTTCGACCAAATCAAGCAAGCCAAGCAAGAGCTTGAAAGATTGCGTGGTGAGTTACAGAAAACAACAAAGGCGACAGACAAGGCGGTGGTTCAAGACCTTACGGACAAATATGCAGAGCAAAAGCAAAAGGTGACAGAGCTTAGTTCCGCAATGTCTCGCTATGCTTTGGTGATGAGTAGTGATTATGCCAAGAAAATGCAGAATCTTACAAGAGAGGTTTATTCTTTCGAGTTGCAAGCAGACGCATCTAAGCGAAAGATTGAAAGACTTTCTTCCGAGATTGCAAAGATGCAGTCTAAACTTCGTAAAGGAGGCTTAGATATTGGCACTTCAACAATCCTTAATCGTGATATAAGCGAAAATTCCACTATACTCAATGATGAGAAAAGGCGTTACGAGAATCTTGCGGGATTAGGAAAGCAAGCAAGAACTGAATTGCAAAACATGCAAGCTGAGTATGTCCGCTATTCAGGTTCTTCGAATGCAACTACTGATAACGTGAAGGTGATGACTGATGCCTTTGCCGGAATGATTGTGGAAATGAAGAAAGTTCCTACTGTTGGTGAGGGTGCAACATCTTTATTTAATCGTCTCGGTGGTGATGCAAAGCAATTAGCAATGAGCCTCGTAGGTGGCCTGGGGGTTGAACAATTGGCAGAACACATCTTTAATGTTCGTTCACAATTCCAACAGCTTGAAATTTTATTCACTATAATGCTTGGTAGTGAGCAGAGAGCAGGAGCATTGATGAACCAACTTGTTCAAACGGCTGCGAAGACTCCTTTCGACATGAGTTCGATAACAAATGGGGCAAAGCAGTTGTTGGCTTATGGTACGGCTGCAAATGAGGTTAATGATATTCTTGTTCATCTTGGAGATATTTCGGCAGGTCTGAACGTTCCGTTGAACGATTTGGTGTATTTGTATGGTACAACAATGAGCCAAGGCCGCATGTACACGATGGACTTGCGTCAGTTTATGGGCAGAGGCATCCCGATGGCTGAGGAGCTTGGTAAAATCATGGGCAAGACAACCCAAGAGGTTCAGCAAGCGGTTACAGATGGAAAGGTCGGAGCTGATTTGGTGAAAAAAGCTATCATCAACATGACCGAAGAGGGCGGCAAGTTTGGTGGACTGATGGAAAAGCAATCCACAACCTTGCAAGGAAAATGGTCTAACATTGGCGATAGCGTTGACCAGATGTTTAACGAACTCGGCAAGAAGTCGCAAGGAATATTTGGTACTGGTTTAGACTTGATTTCGTCTTTGGTTGACAATTGGGAGGCGGTCGTTAAAGTTATTGGTTCGGCTGCGG